GTTACAACGGACCTTCGGCCGAAGACATAGCTCACGAGCGAGCGCTGGACGCTGACCCATCGGACAACTCTGACGGACCAGCCTAATGGCTGACCTCGACTACCGATCGTTCCTGCCGCAGGAAGAAGTTCCTGTAACTCCCGAGGTTATGCCTCAGGGTGGTGGTCGGGCGTTCGATCCCGGTGCGCCACAGCCAGTGCCTGAGCAGCCGCCAGCTGCCCTGCCTGCTCGGGTCGAGCCACCGGGTCCACGGCAAGCGGGTGAGCCCTCACCGTTTGCCGGTCAGCCCCGGATCGGTGTGTCGCCAACCACAGGCAAGGAAGACACCGGTCCGGGGCTCTCGGACGCCGAGGATGCGCGCAACTGGCAGAAGTGGCGGCAAGAGGTCGAGCGCACGTACAGCGAGAACTTACGGGAGCACGGCGGCACGCACGAGCTGATCACGCCGTCGACGCCATTCAAGATTACCGACCACGAGAATTTTCCGGAGTTGGTTGAGCTGCGTAAAGCACAGCAAGCCTTCACGCCGAAGGAGCAGCGCGAGTACGGCGGCCGCATCGAGGCGCTCGACCGGCGCATCCGCCACGAGACAGACGCCAAGAACAAACAGGCTCAGGTCGCGGACGATGCTCGTCGCAAGGCCGAGGGTGTTCACGCCGAGCCCGCGCTCGAGGGTGTCGAGCAGGCGGCTAAGACTGCGGGCGCGGTGAGCCAGTCGCTGGACACCATGGAGAAAAAGTACGCGCTGAATTCGCAGCACAACGATCCAAAAATCGCCGCCCAGAACGATTTTACTCTAAGGGTCAGTCCCCTTCGTACGCTGGCCCAGCGCAACCCCGATGGCACATACGACACGCGCCTGCTGCGCGACATCGTTGCCAATACGGCGCGGCTGAACGGTTTACCTGCTGACACTGCTGCGAGCTACGTCATGTATATCGGCTCGCCGATCTGGACCGATCCTGACAACGGCAACCGTCTGGCGCGTGGCGTCAACGGCACGACGGGCATCGGCGCGACCAACTACGTCGTCACCGGGCGCGACGGCAAAGGTCATTACACTTTGACAATGGGCGATGGGAAGGAGCTACTGCTGGACCGCTACGCTTTCCAGATGCTCGATCGAGGTCGCGTCTCGGGTTATGCGACTGCAAAAAAGATTGACGCTGAGACACAGCAACGTCGTCAAGAGGGCAGTTTCGGTGACCGCGCCACGCGCTTCGTCAAGCGTCAGTTCATGCCCAGCCCGGACGCGCCCTGATGCTCAGCGACTTCACCTACCGTCCCGGACATACCGGTGTTGCCGACCCCTTCGCAGAGGAGCCGGAGAACACCGAGGACCGTTCGCTCGGCCGAGCTGCCCTCGACACGCTCGGCAGTGCGGCTGCGGTGCCAGTTGGTTGGCTTCGCGCTGGAACCAATCAACTGCGCAGCGCGGCAGAAAACTACGTGGGAGGTCCCGAGCCGATCACCGGCACGGTCGACAAGGCGGTTGCTGCTGCTCAGCAGTATCTTCAAGAAGGCATGCAGTCGGGCCGCTCCAAGCAGATCTCGCAAAATAAATGGGATCCCGGCCCAGACGATCGCAGCGCGTGGCGCGAGCCGGTCACGACCCTCGTGCACCAAGGTGCTGGACTACTGCCGTATCTGGCGCTCGGCGCGGCGACGGGCGGTGCAGGACCGGCGTCGCTGGCGGCGATGGGTGCGATCGGCTTTGGCGATGCCGACGCCAAGGTCAGAGATTTCGCGGACAATACACCGCGGCAGGAGCTCAATAAGGTTCCGGCGTTCGTGAGCCTGATGCGCGAGTTCTCGGGTGACGAGCAGGCGGCGCGCGTCGCGCTGTATCACAGGTCGACCGATTTAATCTCCGAGCTGACCAACGCCGGGGCCAACATGCTGAACTACGGCGGGCTGACCCATGCCATGGCTGGTATGAGCCCGCTCAAGCGACCGATTGCCGACGTCGTCAAGCGTGCCGTTGGAGGCAGCGCCGAGGGCGCGCTGATGGGCGGCACGACGAGTGCTGCTGGCGCGTTCGGCGAGCAGCGCATGAAGGTCAACGCTGGCATCCAGCAGGCGATCGACACCGGGCCGATCATCAAGCAGGCGATCGAGGGTGCGGCGGGCATGGCTCCGCTGATCGGCGGTCTGCATGTGGCGCGCGGCGCGCGGCGTCCCGGTGCGATCGATACCGACAGCGATCTCAAGCCCAAAAATGGCGTCGATCCGGGCGTGGCCGACACGGTCAACCAAGAGCTCAACGAGGACAACACGCCGACGCCGCCCCTTGCAGGGGCCTACGCGCCTCCCGGTCCGACCACCGCGGCGGGTGCGCCCAAGGGCGTCCCGGCGACCGGTGCCGGGGTGTGGAACCAAGCGCTGCCGATCGAGCGGCGGGATACGCTCGCCGCCGCAACGGCGGCTCAGTCCGGGCAGGGCCCTCCGGGTCAGGCGATCAACGCTGGGGCACCGCCGATCCAGCAGGCACCGACCCAGCCGGTCCAGCCGCGAGTGCAGGTGACGCCACCTGCTGGACGTACAGCGCCGGTCACGCCAGCACCGACTGGTGCTCCCCCTGTCGAGCAGGGCCCGCCTGCGGGCACGCCGATCGAGCAGACGGTGACGGCGATGGCCCCGCCGCCGACCCCTATCGGCACCAAGACAGCGATCTGGATGGGCGAGACGGTGACGATCTCGCCGCGCCCGGCGCGGGTGATGCCGGACGGCGAGGTGATGCAGGAAGTCATCCTGCCCGATGGCGCACGCAAGCAGGTGCCGACCCATCAGCTCGAGCCGGTAACTCCAGAAGTTACTCAAGCCGGAGCGGCGGTTCCCGCCGCCGCTCCGGCTCCGCCAGTTTCTGGCGAGCGCACTGGCATCACGCCGGTGCCCGGCTGGCTCACCGAGCGCGACAACCAAGTGCTCGACAAGGCCGCGAAACTGCACCTGACCAAGCGTATCGGCGAGCTGTCTCAGACCAAGACGGCAACTGAGATCTCAGCCGAGCTGAACAACGCGCTCACTCCCAGCGAGGTGCGCGTCGTGCGCGACGCGCTGGGCATCAAGCCGCTCGGTCCGCAAGAGGGCATACTGGCCGCTGTTCCGACCGAGGTGAAGCCTGCCGGGGCCGGGATGGCCAAGGTCAAGGAGGTGCAGGCCAAGAAGGCAGCACCTGCCGCCCCGCCCGAAACCACCACCATGCAGGTCTACTCGGAGGCGGCACCCGCTGCCAAAACCCCCGAAACCCCCGCGCCGATCGCCCCCGCCGCCCCCGCCGCACCGGCACCTGTGCCCGTGGGCAAGCAGCGCGCCGCGCTCGCGGCTCAGAGAAAACAGGCTCGCACGGATGTGATCAAAATCACATCGGCCCTCCAGCAGGAGCGCCAGAGCCTGCCGCAGGCCGACGAGACACGCCGGGTGCTGACCGATCTGGTCAACCCGCGCGCCGACATGGACACGCTGCAGGCCGCCGCCGACTGGGGCCGCGACAACGATCGTCCAGACGTCGTCACGCTCGCCAGCCACCGCGCTAACATGCTGGCGGCACAGGCGAAACGGCAGAAGTCACCCTACCCCGAGGGGCACCGCGAGCATACCTCGTCGACCGCCCGGCTGGCGTCGCGCGCCGACGAGCTGGCCCGCCGCGCCCGGGAGGTCGCGGAAGGGATCCCAAAAAAAGTAACTAGCTCTCCCGATGCGGAGAGCAAGGAACTTAAAGCAACCGTCTCAGAAACGGCTGGGGCGGCCCCTACAGAGGCAGCGCCCGAGGCGGCTGCAGAACCCAAGGAAACAGCTGCCGCCGACGTAGAAGGCAAGCCCGCGGCACCAGCGGCACCAGCGTCGCTCAAGGCGCGCACCCTGCAGCGCGATGACGTCGTCACCACCGAGAAGGGTCGGACCTACACGGTGCACCGGGTCACCCAGCGGGACGAGTACCCGCAGGACCCCCTCGTCCAGATCAAATACCCGGACATCAAGGACACGGTCTTCGAGCACCGCGCGTCTGAGCTTGATAAAAATCAACCGGCCAAATCCATCGAACGCGCCGAGCAGGGGGCGCTGACCACCAAAAATCGCCCGCGCGAGCGGCCCGAGGGCCTGCTGATCGACAAGGCCGAGGAGAAGCCTGCCGAAGGTCGTACGCCGCCACGGGATTATCCCAGCTACAAGTTCATCGGCCACAACGCGCAAGGCCACGAGCTGTGGCAGAGCCCGGCGACTGGTCTTCGGGTCAGCCGCCGCATGGAGAAGGGCCCTGACGGCAAGGTCCATCCGTTCGTCCGGGTCGAGGACTCGACCATCGCCCGCGAGGAGGGCGAGCGCGGCCGCTATGTGAGGTCCGACGACTTCCGCCTGCCCACGGAGGATAAGCTGCAGGTGCCGCCCGTGGTCGAGCGGGTGTTCAAGCTGGGCCGCGAGCACGAACCCACACGTCGTCAGGAGCGGCCTCGCGAAGCAGCAGTCCGCGCCAAGACCGCCGAGCTCGAGGCGCTCGACACCAAGATCACTGAGACGCTTCGGGATGCGGCCGACAAGGCGACCGCGGCCGCGCTGTTTGATCAGAAGCCAGCGCCGACAGGCGGCATCCCGCGCACTACGACCAAGCTGTCGGCCCGCGAGCAGCAGTTCGCCAACGACGTACAGGCGTTCGAGAAGAACCCCTCGCAGGGCAAGTGGATCGCGCTCAACGCGCGGGCCAAGACGCTCGACCGGGCACGCGCCGCGTCGCGCCTCAAGCCGCTGATGTCGGACATGCTCGAGGAAGCGGTCCGCTCGGCCGAAGGACTAACCCGGGGAGTTACGCCACGTCGTCGACGTGTTGGTGAGTCGCCCTACGACGAGCGCGAGCAGGCGCTGCTGAAAGACATTAATCAGCTCCGTCGCGACACCGTGGTGCCGACGACGGTTACCCAGATCAGCACGACCGGGGGCGCTGGTCGACTGTCGAGCGTGGTCATCAGCGATCGTCAAAGTCGCATCAGCACCGACGAGTTCAATGCCCGGCGCAAGCTGCTGCTCGAGCGGGCCCGCGTGGTCGATCGACTGCGCAAAGACGCCAACCTCGACACGCCGTTCGAGGATCTCATCCCGGCCGAGCGCATGCCGCCCTCGAACCGTACCGAGACACAGCAGTTTGCCGACGCGGTCAGGTCCCTCGAACAGTTCCGCAATTACCCGACCAACAGTTTCTTGATCCATCCCGGGGTGCAGCAACTGCTGGGCCTGATCCGCTCGATCAACGCCAACAGGGGTCGCTTCAAGAATTATTTCCTGCTTGAGCAAGCCCGTCGTCGTCTAGGTGAGGCTCCCGAGTCGCTCAGCCAGCTGCCGATCCCGGCGTGGCTCGAGGACAAGCTGCGCCGCAGTCCACAAGTGAACGAGTACAGGTCGCTGATCGACAGCGAGGCGCAGGCGGCCTACCGGGCGGCGCGCGAGCTCGCCAACGCGCACGTCAAGGCCTACTACGCGCACGCCTTCCCCAACCGCAAGTTCGGTTTGAAGACCCTTGCCGAACAGGCCCACGACAAGTTTAAACTTCTCAACGAGGCCGAGCGCGAGGCGCTGCGTAAGCTGACCGACGTCGAGATGAAGCCGGTCGAGCTGACCGAAGCTTTGCGCAAAAAGATTGCCGAGAAGCTTGATCTCGAGGGCCGCACCGAAGACCTCGGGCATTTCCTGAGCGAGGCCAAGAAGCTGATCGACGCCGAGCAGGGTGACGCTATTCAGTCCAGCAAGATGAGCGCCTTGCGTAAGCACTACACGATCGAGCGCGAGGGACGGATTGACTACTCGATCGCCAAAACAATCGAGTCGCATTTAAGCGACGCGGACGGGATCTTCCAGACCAAAAAATGGAACAACTTCCTCAACGACCTGATGGGCATGAGCCAGACCCACGAGGTCACCGTCAAGCGCATGAACCCGATCACCCACGAGTTGGAAGATCACACCATCGAGGTGGCGCACTCGATGACCTACCCCGAGCCGCCGCCCGAGATGGCCAAGGGGCCAGCCCTGCCGCGCAACGAGTGGGCATGGGATGTGCAGCGTGGTGCTGACGGTGCGCCGACCAGTCGTCGCGTGATCGTCAAAGGCGGCGGGGTGGCGTCTGCCGAGGCAGTGCGTAAGTGGAACGACATTGCCGCCGCGCACTACCAACGGGTGGCTGACTGGAGCCTCGGCGTCGAGCGCCAGTTCGAAGCGACCATGCAACTTCGGAAGTTACTGCAGGGCACGATCGCCCGGGTCGAAGTCGAGCTTAAGAAGTACACGACAGAGAACCGCATCGAGGGCGAGACTATCAAGTGGAGACTTCCCAACGGCACGCCGACCAAGTCGGGTTATCTCAGGTTCCGGGCGGGTAAGTCGGACGAAAACTTCGACCACTACAACTTCGCCAACGACATGCAGAAGGTGCTGAACCACATCGAAGTCGACATGAAGGCGCTCGAGAACGCCACCAATTTCAGGGGCGACATGTCGGGCTGGGATATTTCCAAGACACCGTTCCAGCAGTACGCAAGGAAACTTTCCCCTCTGCTGCAGGATTACGCCTTCGGCATGAGGAACTACCAGTCGGGCAACATGCGGGCGATCCGCGACGCGCGCGATGCCCGCACCGCCGAGACTGACCGGGCGATCGCCGGTCGCGACACGATGGTGCGCGACGCCGAGGGCAAGTGGAACGCGCTCGATCCCGATCAGGTGGCTGACCTGACCAGCACCGAGGACGCGCTGATCGACGCGATCGCGCTCAGACAAAAAAACGAGACGAACCAGCGCATCCTGCGTGACGAGCAGCGCAAGTCCAACCGCACGCTGGCCGACGAGCGCGCCGAGGGGGCCGAGGAGACTGCCAAAACTTTTCCCCTGAACAGGGCGTCGGCCGAGAACCTTCGCAAGGCCCAGAAGTACCGGCCCGGGACGTTCGACGAGGAAGGCCTGCCCATCGAGGGCAAGCGCAACGTCGAGTTCGAGCCCTACATCGAGGATCAAGTCGACGAGGCGTTCAAGATCCTCGACAGCGCCGACCCGACCCATCCGATGATCGACGAGCCGCTGACGCCGCAGCAGGTCGTCGACAAGGTCAAGCAGATCCTGCGTGACGGCGTCGACACCGGCGACATGAGCCACGCGATCACGCCCAAGTTCCTCGACCGGCTGGCCAAAACCGTCGAGGGCACGACCATCGTGCGGGCTCCTTACGAGGTGGTGTCGGCGGCGGGCACCGACATGCCTGCCTACTACGTCGCCAAGCACGACCGCGTCGTGATACCCAACGATGCCGCCGACAGGTTCTTCGGCCGCAACGCGGTGCACGAGCTGGTGCACGCTGCCAGCCACGGCATGCTGAACACTGACCCGGCGTTCCGCGCGGACATGGAGAGCCTGCTCAAGCGGGCACGGGACTACGCCAAGACCGCGGGCATCGTGCCGCACGACTACGAGTTCGAGTACGCCTTCTCGGCCGAGAAGGGAGCGGTGCCGTGGACCCGCCAGACCTACGGCCTGCGCGACGTCGGCGAGATGCTGTCGGAAATGAAATCGAGCCAGACTTTTAGACAGTTCCTCGCGCGGGTGCCGTCAGGCGACAAGCCGACCATCGGCGAGAAAATCCGCAACGTGCTCAACGCGGCCTATCGATCGATCCGCGACGGCTTCCGGCGTCTGATGGGCAACGAGGTCGACGGCGACACCGCGCTGGATACGTTGTTCTATGACCAGTCGAGTGTGTTGGGCAAAGTCGAGCGGATGTACTCGCGCGCCGAGCGTTCGATCGAGCGTTATGGCAGGGTGACGGCCGCCAACAGTCTGACAGTGCCTGCACGACCGGGAGCGCGCAGCACGTTCGACCGCGACATGGGCAGTAACCTCCGGCGTTACGCGGGCAAGACCGTCGACGAGGCGATCGATCGTGCCCGCCACATCAGCCAGAACAAAGCTGTCGGCCTTAGCCTGCACACCTCGTACGACCTCGAGCGGCGCACCAGCGACCAAGAATTCAAGGACCATGTGCACAACGTGAATTCGTTGCGGGCACGCGAGGCGCAAGAGCGCAACCGGTTGATGAACGAGATCGACGGCCCGGTGGTCGCCAACCTCGCGACCTTCATGCGGTCGCGCTCGCCCAAGTGGCGGGATAAACTCGCCAGCTTCCTGATCGACGAAACCATGCACCGTGCCTATGCCGACGCGCCGCTCAACGAGCGCGACGCCAAGGGCAAGCTGATCGGCAAGAATTCCCACATCGATCCCAACGACATCGCGTGGCGTCAAACGGTGCGCGAGCACTCCTACATGCAGGATCGCTACAAGGAAGTCAGCTCGGTGCCGGGCTTCCAGAAAATCCGCAACGAGGTGCACCAGTTCTACAAGGGCAAGGAACACGAGATCCGGCGCATGTACATTCGTACGTTTGCCGAGATGGGCCTGATGCCCGACATCAAGGATCCTAAGCTGTGGGCCGACACGCTGAACGCGCTCGAGAAGCACATCGCCACCGGCGACAAGGCTAAGGGCACGATGACGCCGGGCGAGCTCAAGGCGATGGACCAGTTCGATCTGGACAGCGAAAAATTCCGCGAAAAAGTCAACGACATCCGCAAGGTCGTGCGGCAGTACTCGCACATTGAGGGGCCGTTTGTACCGCTGGTGCGCGACGGTGAGTTCGCGGTGTCTGGTAAGTTCCATTTACCTGCGGCCAAAGGCGGTGAAGTCCTCATGCAGAAGGACCGCCGCAGCGACGAGATGGTCGACAACGGCATCCGCACCTTCAAGGACCTCAAAGACCTCCACGCCTACGAGCGCAAGGTCACCGAGGAGCTGGGCATCAAGCAGATCGACGGCGGCGAGATCTACTTCGATCCCAAGACCAACGAGCGGGTGATGCGCTACACGCCCGAGGAGCTCGCCGCTGAGAACGTCAAGCGCACGGCCGAGGGCAAGCCCGAGCTCGACAATCGCCGGGCGACCAAGGGCGACATCAAGGAGATGAAGGAGCAGGGCCGGGCGATCGAGACGAGGTACTGGATCGAATTCAGCCCGCACCTGCTCGAGAAGCATGCCAGCCGGACGGCGGCGCGCGAGTCGGTGGCGGCGTGGCGGACCAAGCTCAACGACAAGCAGCTGACGATCAACAACCCGGAGCGTGCCCGGCGCGGAGAAGCTCATCACAGCGAGCAGTACTTCTCCGACACGCTGATGAAGATCATGAACAGCTTCAAGGCGTCGGAGCCCTACCAGAACCTCGACACCCACGAGCAGATGGGCCTCAACGAGAAGCTCAGGTTCCTTGCCCAAAAAGCCGTCATGCACCGCGGCGTCAGCCAGCGCTACCTGCCGCGGCGCTACGTGCTCGGCGCATCCAACGACCTCGTGCGCTCGCTGAGCGACTACTCGGGAGCCACGGCGTCGTGGCTGTCGCGCATGAAGTTTGCGCCCGAGATGACCGAGGCGTGGCGCAAGCTCAACGAGTATGTCGATGCCAACCGGTCCGACGCAGGTGACAAAAACTCCGAGGCGCGCTCGACCATTCGCGATTACATCGGGCATCAGCTGCACCGCCAGTCCGAGCCGATGGTCGACAATGGATGGAGCCGCTTTGTCGATCGGCTGATCCGCTGGACCATGCTGGATAAGCTGCCGGGCATCTCGTACTTCGTTCAAAATGGCACCGAGGTGCCGTTGGTCGCGGGCCCGCTGATGATGGGCAGGCATAACCCGCTGATGGTGGCCGCCCGGATCCGTGAGGCGGCTGGATTGTTTGGCCCTTTGAAGATGATCGGCGGCGGCATCGCTGACATGGCGAGCGCTGCGATGGGCAGGCCGACCAACCGCAAATATCGTGAGCAATTCGAGAAGCAGATCCTCGGCCATCGTTACGCGCCGGGGCTGATGGACCTGATCAAGTACATGAGCGACCACGGCATGTACGACCAGCACGCTGGCCTCGAGTATCAACAAATGGCCCGCGATGCCGAGTCGGGCATCGGTGCGCCGATCGACAAGTTCTCGCGCTTCCTGACCAACATCTTCCAGTCGGGAAATTCTGCCGTCGAAAACTTCAATCGTATAACCACCTCGGCCAGCGCCTACATGCTCGAGCGCGACCGGCTGGGCCGCGATCCTGAGGCGCACCAGAAGGCGCTGCGCTACGCGTGGGACATCAGCAACAAAGCCAACGGCATGTATTTCAACTGGAACACGCCGGAGATGTTTAATAAGTCTCCACTGCACAGGCTGGCGTTCGAATTCAAGAAGTACCCGCAACGCATCATGGCCAACTACATCGAGGCGGCGGTGGGTGCGATCCATGGCGACAAGGAGAAGGCGCGCCAACTCGCAGCCATGCTGATCACGCAGGGGTTTGCCGCGGGGCTGCTGGGCCTGCCGACCGAGGTGTTTTCGGTGCCGCTCAACGCGCTCAACCTCGCCGGACTGGTCAACTACAACTGGGAGGATGCGCGAGCCGACTTCCGCAGTTGGAGCGCGTCGCAGTTTGGTGCCGAGGCTGGCGAATACATCGCGTACGGCGCGTTGCGTGCCAGCGGTGCCGACATCGGCGGACGGCTGAGCCAGAGCGACATGGTGTTCTTCGGCTCGCCGCGCTCCAACAAGGCGCAGGACATTCGCAGTGCCGCGTTCGGCATCATGACCGGTGCCGGTGGCGGCGTGGTGATGGACTTGGTGACGGCCGCCCAGAAGGGTGCCGAGAGCTACCATGCCTACCAGTCGGGCAACCCGACGCTGGGCTTCAAGCTGGCACAGGAGAGCGCCAAACTGAGCATCCCGTTTAGGGCGCTGACCGACCTGATCGACACCGGGATCCAGAGCAGCGAGGGCGGCATGCAGCAGCCCTCGGGCCAGCGCAAGGGCGAGCCGCTGTCGAGCACCGAGGCGATCTGGCGGGCGGCGGGCTTCACGCCGCGGCGGGTGGCCAACGAGCAGGAGACGGCGCGCACGGTGCGTCGCATGACGACCCGCTACAACGATCAAAAGAAGCAGTTCACCAACGAGTTTGCCAGCGGCAACGGGCTCGAGCAGCAGCGCGTGTGGGCCCGTGTTCAGGAATGGAACGCGACGCTTCCGGACGAGCTCAAGGTGGACTACGGTCAGCTGGTCCGCGCCAGTGCTGCCCACGACAAGGCCGCCCAGACACCGACCAACAAAGTCGGGGTGCCGGTCGATAAAAGATCCAAAGCGTTCATGTCGATGATCCCGGTTTACCAGTGAGGGCGTGATGGCCAACCCGTTCGACGTCGAGCACGACCCGCACTACGACAAAGAGATTACCGCCATGATCAAGGGCGGCGAGCACGGGACGTGGCGCAAGCAGGGCGACGTCAGGATTTACACCCCGCACATGAGTTTCTTCGAGAAGGTGCCCGCTCACTACCTCGCCACCTACTTCGTCGAGCACGGCGCTAATGACTTACGACTTAACCTGCCCTAGAATGGGGGTCACCATGAAGAAAGTCTCCGCACCCAAGCCGACCAAGAACCCGATCTCCAAGGCCGAGCTGAAAGGCGCGGGTGATCAGCCCGAGCTGAGTGCTAAGATCGGTGGCATCGGCAACACCGCCAAGAACGCTACCAAGGACTACACACGGGGCAAGTAACTCCGGGGGTTATCATGGCTGACAGGAAATTCGACGAGCCCGTCATCGTCTACCAGAACATCAGCGACCCGATGAACATACCCAAAGCGGCGAAGTGGTACTCGGATCCTGCCAACAACGCCGAGTACCGTCGTCCGCTACGACCGGGTGAGAAGACCAATCAGCGCGAGGAACCCGGTGAGCTCGAAGGCTACGAGAAGGGTGGCCCGGTGCAGCGCAGTCCTAAAGATCTGCTGCCGCCCGATGAGCGTAAGCTACGCGATCAACTAAACGTCAACGAATACAAGCAGGAGCGTGAGCTGGGCAGGATGCAGGGCCGTGACGCGGCCCCGCTCGAGGGTCCGCCCGTGACCTCTGCGCCGCTCGAGTTTCCGTCGCAGTACAACAAGGGCGGCAGGGTCAAGCACGGCTCGGACACCCGCGTCGTGTGCAAGGATAAGTTCCATGGCTGACCCGAGAGATAACCCCGTCCCCAAGATCATCGGAGAAACTCGTGACCCCGAGGCGCAGCGCCGCGCCGACGACTGGATCTACAAGGGTGACCTAGGCAACTGGCGGGAGTACGTGCGACCGCTGCGTCCGGGGGAGAAGCCCAACCAGAGCGAGGAGCCACCCGAGGAATATAACAAGGGCGGCATGGTCAAGCACGGCTCGGACACCCGCGTCGTGTGTAAGAATAAATTCTCATAACCCCGGAGGTTACGATGGCCAAACCCAACCCCTTTGCCAGCAAGAAGGCCCCACCGTTCGGCAAAGGTGGGGGTGCCAAGAAGGGCGGCTTCGAAGGCTCGGCGCGCGACGTCGAGAAGTTCCCCGAGGGCTCGCCCAAGGACATGGCGATGGACCGCAAACAACGTGCCGCCCCTGCGCCGCCGATGGGCATGCCGCCCGGTCCGGCGTTCAAGCGCGGCGGTGCCGTCAAGCGCGGGAAGTTCCAGTGACGATCGGCGTCATCCTGATCATCGTCATCGTGCTGCTGTTGGTGGCGCTGCCGCACTGGCCGTACTCGACCGGCTGGGGCTACTACCCGTCAGGCGGCATCGGTCTGGTGCTGATCATCCTCGTCGTCCTGATGCTGCTCGGGGTGGTTCACTGAGCAAAGGTCACATGCCCCTGTAGTAAACAGGGCGTATGGTCCGGCCGCTCGAAACCTAAAAAAGGAGACGCCTAATGCTGGCTTACATCACCCCGGCCGGAGAGCACGGGCTCTACATCATCCACGAGGTGCAGGGCCGCACCGATCCGGGCTTCGGACAGGGCCGTCCCGGCCTGCGTCCCGACCACGACCTGCCGGGCTACGGCCATCCCGACCACAGCCTGCCGGGTCGTCCGGTGCATCCCGATCAAGGCCTGCCGGGCATGGGCGCGCGTCCCGATCAGGGCCTGCCGGGTGGTCGTCCGGGCATCCCCAATAACGACCTGCCGAGCAACCCGCCGCCGCAAGTCGCGCCGGGTCAGACGCTGGTGCTGGTGCGCTCCCACGATGGCAAGTGGCATTACGCTGCGCTGCCTGCAGCCTACCCAGTGCCGACACCGCTGCCGACGCCGCCGATGGCACCGGGTGGTCAGCCGACGCCGCCGCATCCGGGCCAGCTCCCCGGCCAAACACCGCAGCCAAGGCCAGCTTAGCAGCCGGGCCGCTAGCAAGGGAGGGGTTGCCATGTCGACGGTGACGGGCAACCCCGAACTGCACCTGCAACTAGGGAGGCTTCAATGCTGCTCATGGTCCTGTTCTGGGTGCTCCTCGTGCTCGCAGCCCTCGGCGGCGGCTACTACTACCGCCTGCAGCCGTGGTTCCCCGGTATCGGCGTGGTGCTGGTGCTGATCGCGCTGCTCGGCTTCAAAGTGTTCCCACCCATTTGACGGAGTAGGCCGATGCCGTTGAAAAAAGGCACATCTCAGGCGGTGGTGTCGCAGAACATCAAGACCGAGGTCGCCGCGGGCAAGCCCCAGAAGCAGGCGGTCGCGATCGCGATGAACACCGCACGGCGCAGCGGCGGCGGCACCGCGACCAAGCTCAAGAAGGTCAAGTGATGGCGGCACCTTCGGGTCGTGTGTATTCGGCGTACGATCGTGAGTATGCCAAGCACGACAACGCCAAGCAGGCGGCCCGCATGCGCGCCCGCCGCGCCGAGGTGAAGCGCTACGGCGAGGCCGCGCTCAAGGGCAAGGACATCGATCACATCAAGCCACTGCAGGCCGGGGGATCCAACGAGCCGAGCAACTGGCGTATCCGAGATGTTGCTGGAAACCGTGGCGATAAATCGGTGTTCAATGCACCGGGCTACCACAAGACCCAGCTGTAACCCCCGGAGTTACTTCTTGGCGAAGCCGCCAGCGAACGCCAGCGCCGCTGCCAGTGCCGCTCCCAACAACTGATTAAGCGTGCCGTTGATGTTGTCGCAGTTCCAGCGGCCCTCGACGATGCGCTCGCTCCAATAGATGCAGGCGGTCAGCCCGACCAGCACCACGACACAGTGCACAGCCAGCACGCTGGCGATCAGCCAGAAGCAGGCGCGGACCGGGTCGAAGGGCGGGCGCTCTCCCGGCATCGCGCGTCCTCATTGAGCAGCTCGACGATTTTGTAAGCATACACCGAACTGGCGCAGCTGCAGACCGTGCCGTCGCCCACGCGCTTGACGGCGAAGGAGGTGATTGCGCTCTCGAACCTGCCAATGACCTCGACCGATCGAACAACGTAAAATGGTGTGTCCATCATGGCGGCAAGAACCCTCCCAGCTCGGGTTTGGCTAGATCGAACTCGAGAACCCGCTCGGCTGTCGGCTGGGTCATCAGGTTGGCCTGAGCTCCCAGCGAGCGCTTGAACGCGCTGTCGGTACAAAGTTTCTCTTTACGCAGCACGTCAACCATCTGGCGAAAATTGTAGCCCTTGTGCCTGAACCAGTCCTCGAGCCGGGACTTGCTGACGAACATCATCTTGTCGACCTTTGCGATCCGGGCGACGAAGAAATTACTGTGCTCGATGTGCATGGCGTTGAGCACCTGCTGCTTACCGGTGTAGCGGTTGGCTCCATGCTGCGGCACCCGCTCGGTGTGGATCTGGTTGCGGATATGCTCGTTGAGGAACTGGGACAGGCGGCTGAGATGGGTGACAGGGTCATCGACGTTGACGCCCATGTCCTTTACGACTGTACGCTGCTGCCGGATGGTCGCCTCGCAGAACGCCCACAGTGCCGGGATGTCAAACTGCAGCAGTCCAATTTTCTTGGCGATCGATGCGCCCGTGATGATGGTCGCCGCCACCGCGATCCAGAACCGCTCGTCGTCACGAGCGTGAAGCCGCTGCTCGAACAGATCCATCAGGCTGGCCACCGCCTTGGCCACCTCCGATCGATGCGCGCCGATGTACTGGGCGTAGGCGAAGCCCGCGGTGCCGCAGTTGTCCTCGAGTGCTTGGCGTATGCCGGTGATGTCGCTGCGCGCCAGCGCCGAGCCGTTGAACCGGTTGGGCACCGGGAACTCAAACACCCGGACCGCCTGCGCGTTGCTCTCGTTGCCGCTCGAGGCCTGCACCAGCGAGTGGTTGGCGGCCGCCAGCATCAGGGTGCGCCACGTTCTAAAGGGCCGGTCGTTGGCCGAGCGATCGAGCCGGGCCTTCTCCTTACCACCTGACACCGCCATGACAATCTCGTTGAACGCCTTGGTGGTGCGGCTGTCGGGCACCAGCTCGTCGAGGATGACAGGCAGATTGTTGAGCGCGGCGATCCTGCTGAAAATCGCGTTGGTCGTGCTGAGCTGCATGACCGACCAGCGTGATCCCCAGACGCTGGCCGCCACGTTGAGCGCTGCCGACTTGCCGACGCCCGACTGGGAACTACGACCGAACACGATCGCGCCGTCCTCCGGCGTGAAGCTGATCAAAGGTGCAGCGAAGCTGGCGGCGATCAGCATTTCCAACTCGACATAGCCGTGGCCGATCAGGTGGCTGGCCGCCTGCCGCCACAGATCCAGCTTGCCGTTAGGCGTGTAGAGCTGCTGCAGGCTCTTGGAGATCCCGCTCGGCACCCACCCAGTGCCGGTGAACGTGTAACCTCCGAAGGTAAAGCCAGCGGGCGTCCACCCCATGCGATCGTGGTTGGAGGTCTTGCCCTGCTCGCGAACCTGCGTCTGCCAGTCCATGAGATACCCCTTTGCTAGGGCAACATCCTTGAAGGTCAGGCCGCCTTCGAACGTCGCCTCCATCAGGCGAGCCGGACCGGCCAGCGCCTTCAAGCTAAACAAAAATTCGTTGCGATCGCTGGTGTTCAGCAGGCCGTGCCCGACGACGGCGCGGATCATCATGAGCCGCTGGTCGCCGCCGCTCACCCGGGCCGACACCAGATCGAGCTCGTAGACCGGCGTGTTGAATACCGGGGCGTTGTCCTCGATGCGGACGATCATATGCTCGTTGGTGTGGATGTAGCCGGGCGGCATCAGGATGCCGCTCGTCGCGGACGCGCTGCCGAACGGCATCACCACGACCACGGGCGAGCCGTTGACGTAGGGCACCGAGGGTGGCGCGCCACCGGGCGTGCTGCTCAGCCCACGGATCGCGTAGTGCAGGGGTGAGTTGCCCTGACCATTGAAGGCGCAGCGGTTGCACAGCGCCGCGGCGTCGCCGCAGGTGCTGCCCATGGTTTGGCAGGACGGCCAGCCATCCTTGCTGACTATGTCGTACTTCTGATCGGTGGCGTCCTCGTCGTAGCGCTCGTCGCCGCTCGACAGGTCATGGAACAGATCGCGACCGTGCTCGACGTAGTGGCACAGCTTGGCCAGCGTGTACCACAGGGGTTCCGGGTCGCCGTCGCCCGCCCGGTCGTAGCTGTCGGCAAACACGGCGCAAGCACGGTGGAGGTGGTGGTGATCGGTGACGACTTGGGAGCGCTCGAGGGCGGCGCGCACGCGCACGACGTCGGGCCCCGAGACGATCGGACGGCGCGGCGGGAACACGCTTGGGTCCAGCGCCGGAAGCCGGTTGTTTACTGTAGTAACCCGAGGGGTTACTACAGCCGGGGGCCAAGCTTCAAGAGATTTTTGGAACTTTGCTCGCGATGTCACAACCCCCATCGACAAGACCGAGCAGAGCCGAGGGTTATTCGGATCCTTGTGATTGGTGCTGGTCGGCAGGCGGAGCAGATGCTCGACGGCGGTCGTCACCTTGGCGTCGAACAGGATGCCCTTGTCGGTCGCCGCCGCCCGGAGCTGGCCCGCGATCGAGCGCCACGTCAGGGGGTCCAGCGCCTCGTCGAGCGTGAAGTAGGCATGGATGCCGGTGCCTGACGAGACGATAGGACCAAGCTCAAGACCCAGCTCGTCGCAGAACGCCAGCAGGGCGGCCAGCGCGGCCCGCTGGGTGGCATAGCGGCCCTTCTTGATGTCGAGGTCCAGCACGAACGATCGTGCGCTGACGGCCTGCTCTGCCGATCTGGCGGCCCGTCGTGCGGTCCCCCTCATGTCCTTGATGCGGGCCTGCTGGCTCAGACAGAAGAAAACTTCCGCGCCGATCCGGTTGAGGTAATCCACAAAATTTTTGAGGTCGCCGTACTCGGCGAGCGACGCGTAGGCGTTCCCGCCCCCGCGGTACGGCACCCTGCCGGTGCCGCCGAACGCATGGATATTGGTGAACCCGTCTGGCGGCTGGGTGGTGCTCCACGGCACCACCCGGCTCAGAAACTGCGCCAGCAGGTCAGGGATGTAACCCCCGGAGGGGCCCGTCGCGCTGCCCCACACGACAACCTCCTAGGACTAGCTAGTGGGCTTGTTTCCCAGCAGGCTGTCGATGCGGCTGTCGAGGTCGGGCGGCGCGTCGCCGTTCTCTTGGGCGGTGTCGCTCACCTCCGTCGCCGCGCCGTTCCCAGAGGGTCCGGCAGGGGTGGCAGGTGCGGCAGCGGTGGATTGAAACGGCAGCGGCTGGTCACCGGGCAGCGCCCCCGTCGCGTTGGTCGGGGTGGCGGCCGGGGTCACCGGCTGCGTCCGCGTCTTGGCCTTGCGCTGGCTCGGTGCCTTGGCCGGAGCGGTGGTGGTAGCCGCCGACGCGCCGCCACGCGCCGCCGCGAGCTGCGCCTCGAGGTCAGCGATCTTCTGCTGCTCGGGGGTCAGCACCGGCTTGGGTGGCGGGGGCGGCGGTGCCGGGGCGCGGGCCGCGGCAAGCTGCGCCTCGAGGTCAGCGATGCGCTGCTGCTCGGGGGTCGGCCCGCCCATCGGGATCACGTCAGGCACCGGTGTCCGCGTCAGACCCTGCGGCAGCGGGCCCGGGTCGAACGCCTGCGTGAGAGGGGTGACAGGGGTGACAGGGGTGACAGGGGTGACGGGGCGCACGCTAACCTCGGGAGTTACAACGGGCGTCGTCGTCGTCGTATCGTTGGTCGGCTGGTTGGGATCGGCCGTGACCTCGAACAGCTCCTCGCTCAGGATGCGATCGACCGTGTCGTTGCTCTGCAGGTTGAGCACTTCCTGCTGCTCGTGATCGTTCAGCACCCGCACTGGCGTGAAGATGATCTTGGGGAACGCCTGCTCGTAGTCGAACGAGAGCCGCATGACCACGCCCCAGTAGACGTAGCCCTGCATGTGCAGCTGGTTCTCGAGCTCGCTCAACCCGTTGAAGCCCGAGGGTGTCAGCTTGAGCAGCATCGGTCCGCCGAACGCCTCGTTCTTGAGGTCGGTGGCAGGCACCACGGCGACGCGCTTGTTGTCCGAGCACGCCTTGCCTTTGCGGCCATCGTCCATGGTGCGCGAGCCGAAGGCGTCCCACCGGCAACCCCGGCACGTCTCGCTCTGCCGCTTGGCGGCCGCGATGTCGGGCACCTGACCGTTGGTCGACCAGCAATCGGGCGGCTGGAAGCTGCCCTCGCGGTACTTGTCGATGTAGAACGCCTTGCTGATGGCGCTGGCGCTCTTGACAATCACGACGTCGATCGTCGGCACCGCGCCGAGGATCTCACCCTGCTGACCACGCACCAGCAACTGCTGGGTGACGCCGCGGTAGCGGATGCCCCACGTCTTGCCTTTGAAGTTGATGCTGGCGAAGCTGGGCTTAATGCCCGCTGCCAGACCACGCGGGTCGACGGTGGAGGTCTTGGCCAGCTCGGATTGTGGGCCGAGGTTGGCGATCAGCTGACCGAGGTTCCGCTGAGCGGGAGCACCCGCTTGCGGGCCGACCGGATACACCGGGGTATTCATGGGCTAGTCCTCCGCTTTGTCGTTGGGGCGTCGTACGCCGATGCTTGTATAGGTCGAGGCGTTCACGCCGGGCGGCGAGACACCGTTGCTCTCTTTGATGAAGTCGAAGACTGCGTTGGCGTTAGCCCGCCAGTCGACCAGATCGAAGTTACCTGTCGACTTGACGAACTCCCGAAACGCACCCGCGTCCTTGATGGTAGCGGATTTCTTGGTGGTACGGTGAGCATTACCTGACGGCGTCGTCAGGCTCGTTGTGCCGGTCCTGTCCATGTGAGCGAGCAGCTTGCTGCTGATCGTATCGATCAGCTCGTTGAACGGCTTGAGGCTGTCCTTGTGCTGCGCTTCCATCTCGCGCTTGCGGTCGCGCAAAGCAACGAACTGGCCGACGAGTTTGTCGACGTCGATCCGTTCCTCCGGGGGACTAACCCCGGGGGTTGGTGAGTCAGAACTATTCATTTGTCTCTCCTGTTGAACCTAACGTACTACCATGAAGCGTCTTCAAGCAACTGCAGAAAGCTGTCCTGAGTGAGAATTCTGTTGATCAATAGATGGTAGATCCGATCCTCGACAGGCGTGCTCTTTAGATGCAGAAACAATTGCTTGTGTTGTTGGCCGACACGACGGATCCGTGCGTTCGCCTGATCATAGGTTTCCGCACTGAGGGTTGGACCGTTCCAGATAACCGTGTCAGCGGCCGTCAGCGTAACACCGTGACTGATGCAGACCGGATGGGCCAGCAGCGGTGCGGGGTTATCGCTGTTCTGAAATGCGTTGAAGATTTGCGAGCGTGTTGCGAGTGACGTGCCACCATGGATCACATGCGGCGCGTAACCCTTTGTACACATGTAATTCCGCAGCCCTTCGAGGGCATGTAGGTAGCTAGTGAAGACGATCACCTTGTGAGGGGCCGCTTCGATCAGGTCGACGATGGTATTCATGCGATCGATCGCGCCCAGATCGTGCGCAACTTTCTTGCTGTCGTAGAGCCAGCCGACCGATGCCTGCAGGAGCTTGGACATAACTACGCCCGCGTTGACCGCGGTGATCTGGCCCGTCGCCACCATCGTGGCACAGTGCTTGCGAAGCTCGCCGTAGACACGGCTCTGCTCCTTCGACATCGCCGTGTCGACCTTGCGCGATACGAACTCGGGCAATTCCAGAATGTCGTCGAGAGTGTAGCGCACGCTCGGCTGCATGTACTGGAACGCCTTGGCCACGGCGTCGCGCTTGGGCACGTACTTAAAGTTGGAAACTTTTACCATGAGCTCGTCACGGATATGCGAGAAGTACTTGGGCACCCGCCACGGTGTTACCACTCGACACTGATTGAAAAAATCCGTGACCTCGGTGGGCAGCGGGGCACCAGTCAGTCCCCACACGATGGGGAAACGCTCGGCCACCTTGATCGCCATCTTGGTGCGGTCGCTCGGGTTGCGGTAGACCGCCAGCTCATCGAGTGCCAGCACGTTGATGTCGGGCCGATCGATTAACAGCTTGTTAATGATCGCCAGCCCGTCGTGGTTCACGATGTAGACGTCGACGTTGGGGTCGGCCAGTTTCTTGAGGCGCTGGGCGCGCGTGCCGTGCAGCACCGTCCACCTGAGATGCGGCGTGGCCTTGAGGATTTCCGCGGCCCACACGAAGTGCATGGTCGACAGCGGACACACGACCAGCAGCTTGTTGGCGATGCCGAGTTTCTTGAGCCAGTCGAACGCCCACAGGACACACCTCGTCTTGCCGGTGCCCATGCTGTTGAGGCAGTAACCTCGGGAGTTCTCTATGAGATGCTCGGTGGTGCGGACCTGAATGTCGAACGGCTTGCCGCCACACCAGTCGTAGTGACAGATGCTCGAGGGCACGTTGAAGCCCATCTTGCGCAGCGGGATGGTGACGCGTGGCGTGTGCTCGAGCGACAGCTTGCCGTCCACCGGAATAACATCGGGGAACAGCGCCACCACGCCGGGCAGCGCCTCAATGTCCAGCGTGCCAGTAACGTTCATTCTTTTTGACCCAATTTTTGAAAGCCTCTAGGCCTTCCTCGTTCGATATGATGAACACCGTCGCGCCTGACTTGTAAGCGTTGACGCACGCTATCACCTGCAAGTCGGTCAACCACTTGCCCGGAGCCTTCGCTTCGATGATGACCAGATGACCGGCGATGCACAGCATAATATCCAGTTGATTGTTCTTGCCGTAGCCTGTTGGCACGAAGCGCACAGTATATAGGTCATACCCTAGGTCTGTCAAGAGGGAAGTTAGCTCTCCCTCAAGATAATCTCGTATCATTTTTTTGACACGGCCCTCGGGCGTCATAGCAGACTGTCGGCGTGTTTCTTTATTGTCGCCGCCAGTTCCAGCGCCTCCTTCTTGGGCAGGCCCAACCACGCGACCGGCTTACCGAAAATGATTTTCACGACTCCCTCGTGGGCGGTGACGGCGAGCCGTAGCGCACCTTCGTCGTCGTCGTTGAGCTTGCCCCTAGGGAACTCGCCGGTTGATCCGAGTTTCATGACCATTAGATCGACCCTTTCGAAAAATTGGCGGTTGCCAGATTATTGTTTTTATCACTTGACACGACAACCAGCCGGGGTGGCGTTTCGCCCATGACGAAGCCGGTATTCATCCAGTAGTAAAGCTGGCGCGCCTTCTCGAGGTCGTAGTTGGCACCTTTGAGGATTTCGAAGCGACGCTGCATATCGCGTTCAGTGTGGTCGATCCTGAACATCGTAACCTCGGGAGTTAATGGTTGCGATCGAGGAATTTGCGTACGTCCGCACGCTCCTTTGGATCCTCGATCGTGCGCAAAAACGTACAAACAGCGCATAGGTCTTGGTCGTTGGCGTGGCTCTGGATAAGCTGCACAACGCGTATGCCGCAGTCGACGCAGGTAAACTCACGTTCCGTCATCGCCCGAACCATACCCACCAGTGATACCAGCGGATGGCTTCGCGCCACGTCATCCCGCCCAACCACAGCACGAACACGTCCATCGGCCAGTAGGCGGCACGGCGGCAGCGCTCGTGATATGGATGGGGCTGCATGTTAACCGAGAAACAAAATCAGCAAGGCTAGGTTGTCGTCAGTGAGGCCGAACATGCCGTGTTCCTCCATGTCTTTGGCGTCGACCGGCAGGGCGATTGTTTCCCCGTCATGTCGTCGAGTGACGTAAATGAAGTGCGCGTTTTTATCGGCCTCGTAGCCGAAAGCCGCTTTGGCGACACGCGCCGCACTCTCCCTCGACAGGCTGCGCCGTACAACGTCTAGCCAGTTTATAGAGTTAGCCCTAGAGAGGAGAGGTGCGCGCTGCATGTTTACTTGACGACGCGCATCGGGTTGTTGCCCTGCCCGTAGTACGAGACATGGTTCAGCGTCTGCTCGACGTTGTTGGTGCCGTCCAGCAGATACAGCATCGGCCTGCCGACATCGACCCATTGACCCTCGACCATCTTGCGCGCGACGGTCGAGCCATCCGACGAGGCCTCGCAGCCGGTGATCACGCTGCCGTAGCCGCCCCACGGCACGACGAACAGGCTCTCGCCGGTGTTCTCACCGTTGCACGCGCTGGCGTGGCGGATCCCCTCGGGGGCGATCACGCCGCCGAGCGCGTTGAGCACGAAGCTGCCCATCGTGATGTTGGTCGAATACAGGCACTTGAGCCCGGCCCCGAAGTTGCGCGAGAAATTCGGGTGCACGATGTTGATGTTGCTGACGATCCCGCGCGGGTTCTCGATGTTGAGCATCTCCATGCCGTGCGAGTTGTGATTTTCGGCGTGGACGTTCTCCATGAACGCCTCGAAGATCGCGCCCTCGAACACGATGCCGCGCGTGGCGTACGACGTGTAGACGTCCCTAATCAGGAACTTGTAGAGCGAGCCCGGGTCGCCATCGGGCGCATAGAGCTTGAGACAGTCGCCTGCCGGGGCACCGTAGTAGCCGTTGCCGTCGAGGAACAGGTTCTGGATCACCAGCCCGCGGTTGAACACCCCGTTGACGCCTTGGAAGGTCAGCATGTCGCGGCCCGACTCGCCTTGCCACCTGAGCTTGGCGTAGCCACCGTCGACACCCCACGGCTCGCCCGCGCTCGAGTGCTGCTGGATCACCATGGGCCGGGTCAGGTCGATGCGGGTGCGCGGGTCGAGCTGGACGACGATGCTCTGGTCGGCGGCCATGTTGAGCAGCTCCTCGAGCTGACCTTCGGTCGTGGGGTGGTGCATGATGTAACCTCCGGAGTTAGTAGCTGCCCTTACCATAGTACTGACACCCGGTGACGCCGCAGTGTTTTTTGCACAGACCACCGGGTCGAGCCGGGAAGTTGTTGGCCCGCACGGCCTTCTGGATGCCCGAGGCGATGTCGTACATTTGCGGGATGAAGTCGCGCAGGTCAGATCGTTCCAACGTGCTGGCGACCTTCACGCCGTCGTTGAGGTAGATGTAGGCGCTGTCGACCTTGGTGACCTGCCTATGGTGCAGGAACACGGTCAGCGCGACCAAGTTAAGTTGAAAATTCGGCGGCAGGATCTCATACCGCGGATCCTTCTCCTGCCCGGTTTTCCAGTCCCACGACATACAATGACTGCCGTTAAGCACCAGCAAATCTGCGACAGTGCGAAGCCACGGTTTTTGGACGCGGGAAAAATAATCACATGGCTCGAGCTCGAACGTGCAGGCCATTTTCTGTTCGACAAGAACCTGTGCTCCTGACGGCTGGTTGAGAGCCTGCTTGGCCCACTGGTCGTACTGCTGCATGCTGGCGGGCAGCGGGATGCCCTTGGAAATGCGATCGGCCATCGCCTTGTGGACACGGAAGCCCTCGCGCATGTTCTCGTTCTCGGGCTCCCTGACCGACTTGATGACGTCGTAGGCCTGAAAGCGTTTGGGGCACTGGGTGAACTTCTCGATGCCCGAGTAGCTCCAATGCCGACGCTCGACGATCGGCCTGCCCAGTATGTCAGTTTTGGTTGTGCTGCCGTCCATTGGCCGACCCCTGCTCGATTTCGCGGACCCGATGCTTCATGGTGCGCTTGACGTTGTCGACGGCGCGGTGGTTCCCGAGCTCGGATATAGTGACGATGGTGCGCCCTGTCGGTGTGTGAAGCCAGCGTAAGTGGCCTTTTCTGGTCTTGCCGACGAGGACCAGATTGTAGGCCGAGCCTACTTCCGATAGCTGGCGTTTTACCTTGAGCGTTGCGTGCGGCATGTAACCTCCGGGGTTAATCTTTCTGACTGGCCTTGCGCTCGATGCCCTGTGTTTTCACGTTCTGCAACAGGATCACGAAGCGCTCGACGGCGGCGCGGATCGCGGCAGATCCTTGCTCGAGACGATCAATGTGTGCCTCGAACGCCACGCACTTGTTGCGCCAGTGTTTGGCCTCACCCTCGGCGTTGACCAGCGCTACTTTCAACTCGTCCTCGGTCACGCCACAACCTCCCAGTCCTTCGCCAGCAGATCGGTCTGGCTGCACAGCCACGGCACGAAGTCGCCCTGCGCGGTTTTCATGAAGACATAGGGTAGTGTCATCTTGGAGTTTCCGTCAGGCACATGCATGGCAATCCACATACCTTTGCCGTTCCACCCTACGCGGCGAACGCACGAGCCAATACGCATCTGCTCGATCGCCCAGCCGATTGTATCAGGCATAGTAACCTCCGGGGTTAGTGGACTTTCGGTTTAGAAGTAAATTTTTTCTTCTCACGCTCGACGTGCTGCAAAGCGAGTATCGCAGTTTGTAAGTGGACAAACGTGTCGGAAAACTGTTTGCCTTTGCGGTGCTCGCGGTAAAAATCCACAGCACGCTGCATCACGTCGACATGCTGACGGAGCGCCTTAAGCACCAGCTCATAGTCCATGGTGGTGCCTGAAAAAAATGGGCCGTTCAGAGCCTGAACTCCGAACGACCCTAAAGAACGACGCTGGCCTCAACAGGAGAGTCAACGACCAAGCGCCCCCTATAAGGAGGACTATGTAGTGGACGCGAGTCGCCAGTGCAAGCATCAATCGGCCGCCTGCGCTGTAACCTCGGAAGTGAGTGTATGAACGCCGTCTTTGTGATGGCGGCAGTAGGCGCTGCCTTCCATCGCCAGACACGAGCAACCGCGGACCCGCCCGCTGCCCATGTAGATGGCGTGGGCGCATTTCTCACGCCGCGCCAGCTTCTCCTTGCGCCGTTCTAGTTGCGCGTGGATCCAGCACTTGCCGGTGCGGCCCGCTGCGTTTCGACAACGCATGACGACGTGTTTTAACTTACCGGACAGCGACCATTCTACGCCGCATGCTACTTTAGGCATCAGGTGTCTCCGGAGCCAGCAACAGCGCGTCGATACGTTCCCTGATGTCGGCAAAAAACTTCTCCATGCCGCCCGGTATCTCGGTGGGCTGGAAGTCGTCCATCAGGTAGGTAATGACGACAAGGCCGAGCATGGCGCGCATCCGCTCGCTGCTCATGTCCGCTGCGGTGCGCGCTCGCTCGAAGGCGGCGAAGAACTTGCCGGGGGTGTCGTCGCTCAGCGGGTAGGTCGAGAGATAGGTTCCCACGTCTTCGCGCTCGCTCATGGCGGCCACCTAAGTGCGGATAGGAAACCAGTCGTGACGAGCGCCAGAAGCACCAGCCATGCCGCAAAGCATATGCCAGCGGCGTTACGCATCCATTTCAGCGGTCGTTCCATGGAACCCCAAATCCCCGTAGCTGGCATATAGATGTCACGGCTTCGGCGGGGTGTCAAGAGGAATGTTATGCTTTTATACGATTGGATGACGGCGAGCATTAACAGCCTGTTAACAGGAAAGTTATTGTTAGTTAACTCGGTGTAACTCCCGAGGTTACTTCGCTGCGCCATAGGTCAAGCCCACTCCCAGATCGCACGCCAGCGGCAAGCCCGGTGCCCATGTTGGCACGCGGTTCATCTCGAGCTCGGCCCAGATCTTGGCTGTCTCGATGTTCAGGTCGGGCACATGGTAAACCAACTCATCATGTGCCGAGTGAACCAGTCGTGCCCCTAGCGCTGCCATAGGGTCCTTGAGCCGGACCGCTGCCATCATCACGATGCAGCGTGCCAGATGTTGGGCGATCGTTTCAAGCAAACTCGCACCGTAGGTCCGGCGCTCGTGGCGGCCGTCTGTAAAATACCAGCTGCCGCGGGCCTCGTCGTAGTGCAAATCGGGGAAGGCGATCTCGAGCCCGGTAGGCCCGAGCATCAGGTTCTTGAAGAACCTCACCGGCCCCATGGTCACGACATCGCCGCCGTCGTAGCCACCGGGACAATCTGTCGACAGGCTGTGCATGATCTGCAGGACGTAGTCCAGCTCACGCCATTTGTACGTGATCCGACTATATTTACGTCTGTACTTTTGTACGACATCGAGCGCCTGCTCCATGGTCAGCTCGACCGGGGTGTCGCTCTTGCGGCTTAGAGCTTTGACAGTGTTCATGAATTTCACGGCACCGCTGGCGTAGCCGAGCTGCAGGATGCCGGTTTTGCCCACAAATCTCTCGGGCTTGTTGGCGGCGGTAATTTTCCGCTCGAACACGTCAGAGGCGAAGTTGGCATAGACGTCCTCGCCGCGGGCGAACTCGTCGACTAAGTCGGCCTGCCCGCAGAACCACGCCGTTACTCGGGCCTCGATCTGCTTGGCGTCAGCAACCAGCAAAGTGTATCCATCTTGACTACAGATGGCATCCCTGAGGGAACTTTCGCGCCCCAAATTCTGGACGTTGAGGTCCCAGCCACCGCCCACCCGGTGCGTATGGGCTGCCCCGATGATGACCGGCATTGGCATGGCGTAACTTCGGGAGTTAGGCACGGGGCTGAAATTGAGCTCGGAGATGGAAAGGAAACGCTTGGTACGCGTCTCCTCGATCGTGCTCTTGGTGCCAAGGCGGGCCTCCACAACGGTGCGAACCATGACGTCTGGGTGGTCGAGCAGCTCGAGGAATTCCTCGTCGGTCTTGGCAAAGGCGTAGGTCCGCTCGCCGGTGGCGGGCGAGACTTTCATGGGCGGGTCCACCCCCATCCCCTGCAGGACCACCGCGAGTTTTTGGTTGGACATCAGCTCAGGCTTGCCGATGCCCATCTGCTGCACCATGCCGAGCATCTGCTCCTTCTCGATCAGCAGCTTGTCGTAGTGCCGCTGCAGCAGCTCACGATCCAGCCGCAGCACCGGGTTGGTGGTGCACCTCGTCAGGATGTCCTGCAGGATCAGCTCCTCGTTGGAGATTTTGGGAAGAAGTTTCCGGTAAATCTCGCGGCACAACCATGTGTCGTGCAGGCAGTAGTCGACCTCCTCCTGCCACAGGCCGCACGCCTTGATGTCGGCGCGGGCCATGTTCTTGACCTTCTGCACCATCTCGCCTTTGGACGGCAGGTGAAAGTAATCAGCGACGGCTTTGAGAGAGTGACTGTAAAGCCGCGCGCCGATCACCGTGCGCGACATGGCGATGGTGTCGATCAGGAACTCGGGCTTGAAACCGTAGCGCCAGTTGAGGATCGACGCGTCGAACTGGGCATTGTGGGAGATGAAACAGTACTGCTCGCCCGTGGCCAGCGCATGGAGTTTGAGCTTGCTGACGAACTCGGGGATCTCTGGCCCGTCGATCAGCACGGGATCGCTGTCGTCCTCGCCTGCTACGCCAAGGCATATCGCCTCGAACAGCGGATGCAGGATGTACTCGGCCGGGCTCATCATGGTCAGCGAGTATCGCTGTGCCGGTGAATAGAAGGTTTCAAAGTCACCGAAGATCATCTTCATTGGAAACCGGGCAAAAAAGGGGGCGACGAGGCATCCTAGGATACCCCGTCGCCGCTGTCAAGTGGTAATTAGTAACTTCTGGAGTTACGGCCCCGAGAAGGTGAAGTTGGATGCGCCGTCGTTGAGCTCGTAGTCGAGGCTGACCAGACGGATCTGCCCGTCACGATAGCGCTTGGCTTGGTCGCCATCAGCACCTAACAGCACCGATCGCGACACCACCTCGTAGGATGGCTTGATGTACGGCAGTACCTCCTTGGGCACCGCCGCGTTGGTCCCGGCCCTCGAACTAGCCTGTGACAGGCTCTCGGCTATGTCGAGCTTGGCCGCGGTCGCCAGCGTATAGATCGCTGGCCAGACGTAGCGCATCTGCTGCGGCGTGTGCAGCTTGTTCTGCAGGGTCTGCAGCACCCACTTGACGGTGGCCCACTCGCCGCCGACCCGGACCATCTGCTCGGCCATGCCGACGAACTTGTCGCGCAGCTCGTCTGGTGGCCTGCCGTTCAGATGGTGGCACGGATCGTTGTGCTCGCCGCACGTCGGCTCGGTGGTGATGAAGCCATCGGGCAGCGTGTCGTAGGTCCAGTGGGCCCGCAGGATCAGCTTGCTCGGGATGCAGGTGGCCATCGAGGCGTTACCGAACACGCAAGTCTGGTGCGGCAGTATCCGCATCAGGTCGACGTAGACGGTGCCCCGCTTTTTCATGTTCTCCTCAAGCCGGTAGACCTGCGTGAACGACTCCCGATAGCTCTCGGGGATGAACAGCTGGCGCAGCTCGTCGGCCGTGAAGTCGTCGTACATGTGGCTCATCTGGGTGTAAGCCAGCTGGTCGCATACCTGCCAGAGCTTGTAGTACTCGGCGTTTGAGAACGCCTGCGGCTTGCGCGGCTCGGGGTCGCTGAACGAACTACGACGACGACCCCATGCGCTTACTTCAATCTCACTCATTCGACTCTCCTGTTAACAACCTGTTAAGACGTAACTTCCGAAGTTAGTTGGTCACCCTCCTTTCTTGGGCACCGGGATGTGCACCACGTCACCGAAGGGATACTTCTTCGGGTCGCCCGAGATGTCACCCCAGATCACCGGGAACCGCGGTGCCTTGTCGGGAAACGTACCGTCGCCATCGGTCAGGAACGCCAGACAATCGATGTCGACACCCAAGCTCTCGGCGTACTCGAACACGGGCCGGAAATCGGTGCCACCACCGCCCTCCGATCCCTTGTGCACCATCTTGTAGATGTCGGTCATGTCGGTGATGACGTCGACCCGCTGGACTTGCGCGTCGCACCACACGACGTGGACCTCGCGCGGCTGGACGTCCTCCATGACGCCGCCGCACTCGGCCATCCATCGATCGGTCAGCGCGGGCACCGCATAGATCGAGCCCGAGCTGTCGCCGCCGATGATGACGAGGTTGGCACCATACCCGGATCGTCCGGGCACGATGATGTCGCGCACCAGCAGCCTACGATCGGGGCGGCGGAAGTCGTAGCCGCCTGTCCCCAGCTTGCGGGCGAACTGCGCCTTCACATGCTCGGTCCAGTCGACCACCGGCTCGAGCAGCTTCTCGCACAGCATCTTGAGAGCACCCGGCAGTTTGCCCTGTGCCCGTGCCAGCTCCATCGCTGCCGCGGTGGCGTGCTGGGCACGCTGCAGCTCACGATGGAGATCCTCCTCGCTGACCGGCGCGTCGTCGCCCTCGAGCTCGACGTGGCCGCCTCCCTGCTCGTCCTGCTCGTCGTCGTCGTCACCCGGCTTGCCCGGCTTGGCTTCGCCCTCGCCTTGGGCCATGTGGGCGTCGAAGCCCTTCTGACCTTTGCGCGAGCGGCCCTTCTGCCCGTCGTCCTTGGGCTTGCCGTCCTCAGACGAACCTCCGGAGTTACCCTCCTGCTCGTCACCCTCGTCGCCGTCCTCGCAGGGTTTGCCACCCCCCGGACCTTGCTGCTCGTCGAGCAGCTTCTCGTAGACGTCGATCCAGCTATCCTGATAGGTGCCGATCGAGACATCGTGCAGGCCACCTTTGACGAAGGTGCCGATCCGGCTTTCGATTAACATGTCGTTAATCACCAGATCCTGCGCGATGTTGGCGAGCATGTCGTTGTAGGGCATCTTCTTGAAGCCCAGATCGATATACCCGCGCTGCCGATAGTAGCTCGACTGAATGATGTGGCCCAGCATCGGGTGGCCCACCTCGTGTGCAAGGATAAATATCCGTTCGAGCAGGCCCAATTTGAAAAATCTTTCGGCGCAGAGGAACAGCCTCTTGCCGTTGGTTCCCGCGATGAACCATTTCGGGATGCCCTCGGTGCCCAAGAACGTCGCCACCATACGGCCCTTGTCAGGATTGAGCAGGTCGTACATCAGCGACGTGAAGGCGCACGCGTGCCACGAAAACGCCGTGAGTGTTTCCTCCCACGCAATCATCTGCGGTGGGCTAAGGGAAACTTTGTTTGATACGTTTAACCTCATAATAACCTCCGGAGTTACTCAGACTTCTGCTGTTGTTCGTCGGCAACCATCTTGCCGACCTCGAGACGATAGCTCTCGCCGTAGTGATAGACCTTCGGCTTGGACTTGCCGCCACACAGCAGCGTGGCAGCAGCGTGCAGGTCCTGCGCCAGATTGGTCGTCAGCTCCTTGCACGCATCGTGTTGCTCGTCGTCGACGTCGATCAGACGCAGCTCGACGGTTAGTACCCGGTTTTTCCTCATGACAGTTTCTCCTTTAGGCTGGTATAAATGCTGTTCAGTACCTCGTCTGCGGTGGTGGTATTGTTCAGCAGTTCAAGCAGGCGCTTGGCCTGCCGTCTGGTAAGTGGCAACACGATGCCGTAGGGCACCACCACGTAGCGCGTGGTTTTAGTCATCGTCCATGCCCTTCGATTGCGCTGGCGACCTTCTCGACTGCGCCCGCCAGCTCGTTGATGGCCTGCTCGGGACAGGCCTTGTTAATCTCCCCGGCTACGTCGTCCAGACTGGACGACACGTTGTTTATCGCGTCGGCAACGGCGTGGATCGCCTTTGCCAACATCTCGGTTTGCTCGTCGGTCATGTTTACCTCTTAACAAGTTGTTAATCACTGGCATCGCGGTCGCGTGCTAGACGTGTCAGCAAGGCCCACGTCTCGAGCTGTAAATGCACCAGCTCCTCTTGGTTGCGAGCGGTGCGATGGAGAAGCAGCACGTTCCACAGCAGCATGCCGATGCCGATAATCAGCAGGCCAGCCAGTGTGGCGTTCACGATCCAGCCATAGGCCAGATCGCATAGTGCTGCCTCGCTCATCGCTAACCTCCGGAGTTACTTGTTGGCACCGCCCAGAACGTTGAGCAGCGAGCGGTTCTCCTTGGCCCAGCCGGTGAACGCCGGAGCGGCGATCAGGCGGGGCAGGCGATGGATGGCCGCGACGGCGAAGGTCATCGCGAACTCCTTGGGCATGCGGCGCATGTAGGTGATGGCCGACGTGGCGGTCTTCATGTCGACATGGTGCGCCACCTCGTGGCAGCTCATCAGGCAGGCATCGGCGCGATCGGGCACCTTGACCGTATCGGGCGAGTTGACGATCGAGGTCCACGCCGGGGTTTCCGTCTTGACCCGCAGCCACGCCATCAGCTGGGCGGTCGCCGCCGAACCGAGATAGCCCTGCGCCACCTCGACAGCGATGTCATCGATCAGCACTTCCCCTTTGGGATCGAGCCGCCGCTTGAGGACGTTCTGGACCTTGACGAGGGATCTGGGAGTGACAAACGGTCCCTGTATCTCGGGCACCGTGTTGGTGAACACGACCTGAGGATAGCGTTCAGCGAAACTCGTGAAGGTCGGGTGCACCCCGAAATTCATCGCCCACTTGAGCCAGCCCGGCATAGAGCTCATGAAGTTAAGCTCGCCGCGGCGGTTGATGATGAAGTCAAAGTTTTTGGTCGTACCAGAACGATCCTCGGCCCGGTTGACCAGCACCAGACGGGATATGCCCTTGTGAAGTCGGTGCTGACCCATGCCACCATTGAGGATCGGCTCGGCCGACGCCTTCTTGGTGTCGGGGTCGCCCTTGTCCCACTCCTCGAACACCACGATGCCGCGCTTGAACGAATTCATCGGCCGCCCGTCGAGGCTCATCATGTAGGGCGGCATGGTGAACTCGGACACGCGGGCGGTGTGCTCCTTGCCCTCCCAATCGTGGTACTGCCGGGTGCCAGCCACCATGAAGCCATACATGTCGACCTGAGACAGCGCCGCGATGAACACCTTGGAGTAGCCCCATTCGAAGCCGTCCTGCTCGGAGCGCATCCTGACATACTGATCGATGCTCTCGGACTTGCCGCAGCCCGGTGGACTGGCGATCTGTACTGGCTCGTTGGCATCGATGTAGGGTGTAATGACGTCGGGGATCTGATCGATAAACATCTGCTTTCTCTCCTGTTGTGTCAGCCTAGGACCGGGGCTAACTCCGGGGGTTACGTTAACAAGATGTTAACGTATAACTTTTAGTTTGTCAATGTGGATAACTTCTCTAGGCGGTCTGACGCCAGAACGGCGGCAGGGCATAGAGCTCGTGGGGGCGCGGCGCACCGACCATCGGCCGGTACATCGCAACGTCGAGTGGCACTTTCTTTCGGCCGGGAAACAGCAGTCGCACGGTGAACTCGCGAGTGCTGTCGATGATCTGGCCCCAGTCGTCGAAGGTGTAGACGATCGCCTTCGGCACTGGGGTTAAGTAGAAAACAGGCATGTTGGCATCCCGGTCAAACCGCTCGATGATTTCGTAGCGCATCGTCGAGTAAGTCTTGTACCAAGATTTCGGTGGATCGTTTGCCGAGAACCACTCCCGCATGTAGTTGTTGTTGTTGGGTATCTCCAACACGTTGTGGTTGCCAATATTCAGCCTGAGGACGCCGGGGTTTACAGTCACGCCGCCCTCGCATGGTCGTCGTCCACCGCGTCGATGGTGAAGTAGACCTCGCGAGTTATGGTCCGCGGTGCAAAGCCATCCCGCGGGTAGGACACCACGCTGGCGCTGAACGTGCCACCAAACTGGTAGTCCTTCATCGATGTCATACGAAGCGCCACTAGATCGGCATAGGCTTCCTCGAGGGATCGGCGCTCGGGCTTGAGCCCGAACGCACTTGTTTCGCGCAGCTCGACCCTGTTACCATTGTAGAAGTCACCCCGCTCAGTCGGCGCGAGATACCAGACCATGCAACGGTACAACAAGGTCACCGGCCTATTCCTTTTTCGGGGACGCATCACTAACCTCCGGAGTTGGTTCCAGCACCACGACACGACGCGATCGATAGTTGGCCGGTCGGCCGTGCATCCAACGCTCCCGGGGAATGGAGGCCACCCAGTCGGCGAACGAGGGGATGACGCCCAGATCCTCTTTGACATGCTGCTCCCCAATGTATTGCACAGGGACATCCTTCCCCACGCTGTTGGTAAACACTGTGCCGAACTGTTCGACCAGCTCCTCGATGCCCAGACTGTGATGCCGCCAGTACCGGTGACGGGTGTCCATACAGTGCATCTTGGACCGGTCGAACCACTCGTGAAACGGTAAGTATTCTTGATACGTCCCGCCCCATAGTCTTGCCGAATGTTTGGCGTGCTCAATCGCGTGCATTGGGTTTGCCCTTGTCGGTTAACAGCTTGTTAAGTGAATAGAGCTTGGAGCGTTGTTTGCCATCAGGTGTCTCGACGTAGACATACTGATATTGATGGGCAACCTCGGCAGGGCTGCCCCACCAGCTTCGCATCAGGAAGTTGATGACCGCCTCGAAGTTGCCCAATCCCTTGTTGACCGGATGGGCAGCCAGCACCGTGCTTTTGTACTGGTTGCCATCGTGGTCGATCAGCCACACGCTGTATGACTTGACGCTCATTCGACGTCCCCCTGCTGGACCAGCGCAGAAGTCTTGGGCAGCTTCTTCTCGCGCCGCGCGGCCTTCCACTCAGCCCGCAGACTGCGGCGCATGAAGCGATGCGACACCATCTTGAGCATGGTCGAGCGGATGTGGCTCATGTCCATCTTGAGAATGTCTTGGTCGCGCGTGCAGGTGACATCGGCATTTTGTAATTTCCCAATGTCTTTTTCGATTTTGATGATCTCGCGGCGTAGGTCCTCGACCAACGTGTCAAATCTGACGATGTAGTAGCCCACGACCACAGCCAGTATCGTGAACAATGCCCCGAGTATCCACAGGGGGTCGATCGTTAGTTCTTTCATGACTTGTCCTTTCCAGCGTATTTGATGTTCCACACGATCCACCCGACAAACACGAGCAGGATCGCAACGTAGAGAAACCAGCCCATCAGGCTCGCTCCTCGACCTCGGTCGACACGATTGACCAGCCGTACGGACCCTCGCTGGTCAGCTGGTCGATTGCTGCGAGCTCGGCTAGGTCCTTGCTCGCGGCAATTACAGTCACGACGCGGCTCGCCGTCATGTGCACGTCGTAGCATTTGTCAGTAACCTCGGAAGTTACCTCGTCGGTTACGTCGGTCGACTGTTCGACACGCTCTGCCTCGAGCTCCTCCCCGGCCTCGTCCGCGGCGTCGTCGAACAGCTCGACCTCGCCCATGTTCTCGGAGGTTTCGACGCGCTGGTTGTAATCCAGCACGCAAGACCTCTTGCGTAGGTCAAACGTGACCGTGCCGAAGCCGCCCTCGTTGTTCTCCCAGCCGGGATGGGTTTGATTAATAAATTCCCACAAGATGTCGTCCATCATGTGCTCAGTGGCATGGTCAACATTGACGTCGAAGATCTGGTCGGCGCTCAAATTATGCGGCTCATCGCCGTCCTCCTTGGAACGGCAGAAATACCATGTCGCATCACCCGAGCTGTCGCCCGAACCCTCGAACTCGCCCATCACCACGAGGAGGCCTTGCATGATGCCACCGGGCTTGGCCGCCTCCATAAAGTGATGCAGCAGCACGCGCGAGCGATCGGTGAGGGACAGGCCATCGAAGCCCTCAGGCACCGGGACTACGAACGGTCCCGACGCCATCGGCTTGCCGGTGTTGGTATCGAACTTGATGGTCATGATTTGTCTCCTGTTGTTGGTACGTCATGCGCTCTGGTAAGTTTTCTTTTGCGCTTACTCGGCATCCAGAACGCGTTCCTGCCGAATATCACGAGGTCGTCCTTGGGTATCTCACCCATCGCTGACCACGTTGCCCGTGGATGGATGTAATCAGGTGAGCCGAAAGTTTTGGTTGCGTTGTAGTATTGGTCAGGCGCGACCCCGACGAAGTGGATTAACAGCTTGTTAAAGCGGTCGATAGAGGTATTCATGGGGATAACTCCCGAGGTTACTCTGGCAACATGGTTCTGACCGCACTAAGCGGGGCGTTGTACCGCTCGGGATCTACATCCCAACACAGCACGTTTGTGTAGGTGCCTTGATTGAGACAGCGCTGGTAGGACCACTCCTCGGCCTCGATGGCGCTAGACGAGGCCCATGTCTCCCTCATCTTCTTGTCCCCACGATAGGCGTGGTACATCACCTTCCGCTTGTTAAAGCGGTCGATAGAGGTATTCATGGGGATAACTCCCGGGGTTACACATCTGCCTGCCCGACAGCCGATCGAAGATCCCCTGCTGGGCAGCTTCTTCCTCGACAAGGCTGATCAGGTTCTCGGCAAACGACACGCCTGAACCGTCATAGGCCTGACAACGCATGATCACCGGATCGAACATGATCGAGACATAACCCGAGTGACCGTTGAGGTTGAACAGGTCGATCAGGTCATCGATCCAGTTGCGTACCGCCGTGCCGCGCAGCCAGTAGTCGCTTATGACGGCGTTCTCGGCGCGCTTGTGCAAACGCCACTCGAGGGTGTCTTTGCCGCTGTTGTATTGCTGTCGGTCGGGCCGAGGCACGATGCGAAAATCACAGCGCACATAGTGCCACCGCTCGCGGCCTTTATACTGGCGATAACAGGTTGTCCACGTATCGATCATCCAGCGGCAGCGGTCGTTGAAGCTTAGTTTATTGAATTGTTCCCACTTAACATGGGGCATGAGGAAGGGCATGGGATTAACTACCTGTTAAGGGCCGCGATTTTACAGTCACGAAAATCGGGCCAACACCAACCAAGGCGGGCCGCGGGAAAAGGACAAACAAAACCCGCGGCCCTAACCTCCGGAGTTAGTTACTTGGTGTCGCTGCCTCGCGGCGCGATTGTAACCGGGACTTCCGGAGGGGTGTCGGTCGGGCTGGTCAGCTGGGCCAGCGCGTACTCGATGTAGGGACCAATGTTCTTGGAGTTCCACTCGCCATCACGCAAAGGCCTAACGCTGGTCGCGTTGAGCAGCTTGATGATGGTGTCCTGCGGTGCGTATTGGTTGGACTTGAGGATAGGTCCGAGCACCACATAGACCTCGTTGCGTCGCCGGTTGCCCATCTCGAGCGCACGCTGGCGACGCGCCTCGCGCTCCTGCTCACTGATGTTGAGCTTGCGCCCAAGGGCAGGGTTGACCCGCGGTTCAGCAGCAGGGGCATGCTCACGATCGGAGGCATAGGCGTCGGCCGGGTTGATTTCCCGAAACGACAGAACCTCCCCGATGGGCTGCAAACGTTTGACCAGATCGAACAGCACGCGCGGTGTGCGTATCCGTATAAGATAGACTTTGCTTGTCATGATGAAACTCTCCTGTTGGTACTGTCTAGTACGACGACGACGATTAACAGCCTGTTAAGGGTTACAGGGTGGGTTGCACGGCAGGGGTGGGCACAGAAGGGGGTGCAGTCAGGTTGAAGAAGGTGGCCCGAGTAACGACGTCAACCTGTTCAGGCGTGAGATACCCTGCCAGATCCTCTGGCCGCAGGGTAGGAATGAGCACCCATGTTGGGGTGATCACCGGCATGCGCGGTTTCCAGAACTGCCACCAGTAGCGCCTGAATAACCGGTTGATCGCGTTGGTCTTGCCCATGTGGTCGTTCGGCTGGAACATATAATGATTAGTCATGACTTAACTCCCGAAGTTAGTAGGTGGGTTGGTGGGTTGCGCGGCAGGGTGTTACTCGGTGACGTCGATGAAGGGATCAGCGTTGGTATCGAGCTCATCGAGCAGGATGACGCCATGCACCGCCTGACCGAGCAGGTTACGCATGCTCTTGGACATAGACTTCCACTCATCCCCGAAGGCTATGACGTTGAAGCCGATGGCAACGTGGAAGGGGAACGAACCGATGGACTCGAAGGCATGGGCCTGCGTGACCGGCAGCGCCCGGTTTATCGCGTGCATGGCGGTCGACCACGCGCCGATCTCGCGAACATAGTGCGCGTCGAGGAAGCGATCGTAGTCGGTCATGTCCGGCTCGAAGGCGTATTGATTGCATATGCTGACCGCGTTCTCGTAGAACGAGATCTCGAGCATGACGAAGTCCCAGTCGTACATGTCGTCGATCGCCTTGACCTCGATGCCGAACGTGTACTTGTCGATGAAGTGCTGCAGGATGATCCGTGCATCCTCCAAAGCCATCGTCTCGTAGCTAACGTAAATGCTAGACATGGTGTTTGTCCTTGTAGGTGAATGATAACATACCACTTGACGGGTGTCAAGCGGGTAGACTAACTCCGGAAGTTACCTGTTAACAGGCTGTTAAGTCATAGGAAACCCGGTGGCCGAAGCTACCGGGGTCACGATCGGCGCAATTACAGTCACGGTAAAGGGCGGGGGATCACACCCCGCCCTTCATGCCGAGAAACGAGAAGAAGGCCACCAGCAGCACGAGCAAGCCGCAGAACATAGCAAGATACATCAGCGGCTCGCGCAGCCAGTGGGTCGACACCTTGACGCCTGACATGATGTGAGGGGTCAGGCGCTAGGGCGAAGCGTGCTTGGCGGCCAGCTTGGCGGCCTCTTTGTCGGCCCGGATGCGGGCACGCTCGGCCTTGCGTTGATCCTTACGCGTACCGCCAAGGTCGGCAATCCGGTTCTGCACCAGCTCGAGCGCAGTCTGCACGCCCTGAATACCCTCGGGCAGATCCTCGTCAGCAGCATCGTCCGGGTCGTCGCCGTTCTCCTCGGCCTTGGCGCGCAGCTCCTGATTGCGCGTGCGCTCATCCTCGTAGATGTCGCACTGTTTCTTGAGCACGTTGGCAACCCCACTCAAGCGGTCGAGCTCGTCGGTGGCGCGCTTGGCACGGGCGAGAAAGAGGTCCTCGATCTCGCTGTCGTGCATGGCACGCTCGTTGGATTTATTTTGAGCGCGCAGCCAGACCAGCATGACGTCCCACGTTTTGAGGCCCTTGGCCGTGCCGCTGTCGCGCATGCGTGACAGCACGAGGCGTGCGTTGGCCAGCAGCTCGGGCCCGTCGAGCATCTTGTTGGCCCCGAGCGTGATGTAGTGCTTGAGGTCAGCAGCCCGCTGGGCGAGTTCATCTTTGACCTTCTCGCCGGTGTCGGCCAGCGCATCGTGGGCACCCGCGGCGTACTTGGCCCAGTACTCGCTGGCATGGTCGACGGTGCACTCGCCGTCCTTGGCACGCGCCGTGATGTAGTCGCAGAAGTTACTCCGGGCGACCAGCCCGTCGCCTTCCTGTTTGCCGAAGTCGTAGCAGCGATCGGCAATCGCGTCGGCAATCGGCTGGCTGTTGGAGGTGTTGGCAGTTTGCGTAGCCATGATGGCTCTCCTGTTGTTGCTGGTGTTTACAGATTAACAAGCTGTTAACGAGGTGTCTCGAGGTGTCTCGAGGTGGCCGCAGTACAGTCACGAAAAACCGACGCTGTGCCGAGGCCTGCACACGGCGTCGATGTCGTCCTCGGGCAGGGTGGCTGGTTAGGACCAACTGCACTGTGCCCGAGGACTGTCGAAGCCTCTAGGGTATAACCCCGGAGGTTACTGATGTCAAGAGGTAATTGTCAAGAGAAAAACTAATGGATCGTGTCCTTGTGGGCGGCACGGTCGATCAGCTCAACGAGGCACAGCAGATCGACAAGGTGCTGCGACGTCTTGGCCCTGCCGCAGCGCTCCAGCAGGCCCTGCAGCAGCTCGAGCGCCTCGTCGTCGAGATGATCCCTGCCGTGGGTTGCCAGCGCGCATATGCGGTCCGCAGCGGCGTGGCGCTGGTCGTGCAGGGTGCGGCAGGTGAGCTTGAGCTCGGCCTCGTGCTCGGGCGACTTGTAGCCGTAGCGCTCGGCCATGTACCAGACAACGTGCCAGTTCATCGGCACCGGGGGGATGCCGAGCAACGCCGCGTACCGCATGAACACGTTGGCGTTGTAGGCAAACCCGTTGCGATCGACGCTGTCGTACGCGTCCACGTTACTACGATTGGTGAAGCCGCTGATGTTTGCCATTTGACTTGTCCTTTTCCAGTTAACAGGCTGTTAATCGGCCCGCCCGCCGCCGTCGCTACACTCACTAGAATTTACCTCGATAGACCTCGATGTTTTTTGGTCTAGACCTCTGCGATGTTTAGGGGTAAGTTACCGTCCAAGACATTGATATTGCTTGCTGATTTCTAGACCTCTAGACCTATAGGCTTTTTGAACACTAGCCACGCTGCTTTCCCACGAGTTACTTTCCCCTGCTTAAGTTACTTTTAGTTATTCGTGGGAACGTATCCGAACTGCTGATTGCAAAAAGGTCTAGTTTTCTAGAGGTCTAGCATTATCTATGTACAATGTATGTATAGTGATAATCTATAGTGCTAGACCTGTAAGTTATTGTTTCCAATATAATATTTGACTGTCTGACAGAGAGAAAGAGAGGGGGGGTCCACAGATGTCTATTGCTTTCTAGACCTCGATTTGTCAAAGAAAACTTTCCAATGTCTACGAGGTCTAGAAACCGTTTTCCTCTTAACAGCCTGTTAATCCGCCCGCCTGCCGCCGTCGCCACACTCACGGAACGTGAGGTCGTTGGCGGACAAAAGAAAACCCGGCCCCCGAAGGGGCCGGGTTCGTAACCTCGGGGGTTAGGCCCCCATCTTGGCGCGCAGCTTGGCGGCCTCGGCCTTGGCGTCGAAGCCGGACGCGGCGGGGCCAACGGGCAGGCACGCCTTGAGCGCCTGAGCGTAGGCGATCGCATCGATCGCGGCCAGCTTCTGCTCGTTGGTCACGAGCATGTGGACATACTTGCCGCCCGGACCAAACGCGGCCAGCAAATCCTCCTCCACATCGCACGCGACCGAGTGCGCCGTCGCCGGAGCCTTGGTCGGCTTCAACGTCAGCATTTCCTCCTCAGTCGGGCAGGTTGTCGGGTGCGTCGCCAGAATGTTCCGGATCAACGCGCCCTGTTCCGACCAGCTCAGTCCCTTGGAATTGGCGAGCATCCAATTCGCCACGGGCAGAGCGTCATAGCCGGGGTGAAAACCGGCTTCGAGGAACCCGCCGAACGCGGCCTGTATCACAGGCAGGCTCTTTTCGCCCGGCATCTTGCGGCCTGACTTCTCGGCGTAGTGGTTCGCGATGAACGCCTGAAACGGCTCCGCCATGTTGGGCACAACGTTCGCCTGTGCCTCCTTCGCCGCCGCGCCGGCCCCAAAGAACAGCGACGCGAAGCGATGCTTCACCGTCGCGTCATTGTATTTGCTGGCGATGTTCGCCGCGGTCGATGTAACCTTGGCGAGATCGCTGTAGTCGATTTGATACTTCACGATAGGCATTTGATTGTCCTTTTCTATCGGGGTTGTTTGTTGCCCGATACCCTATAGTCAAGTGTTATGGAGACTTACGATTTGACTAGGGCGATTAACAGGCTGTTAATGCCACGGCCCAGATGTCCCGAAAGAAAGAACGACCTAGGGGGTTAGTGGCTTCAAAAATCTGGGCCCCCCAAATTCAACGTTTACCACTTGACATCCCCCATCTCACCAAAAAACCACCAAAATAACATGGAAACTTTCTGGCCACCCAGATCATTGTAACCCCCGGAGTTACAACAAATTGCAGCCAACATGCAGAAGTTTCTTCTTGACATCCAACCAAAACTTTGCTATGTACGTGTCCTAGCCCAACCCTTATCCGGAGCGCAAAGCGCGGAGGAGAAACAATGGCCCATGATGTCGTGTTCAAGACCGATCCCAGCCCGCTGCCGCTCAAGCCCGGCGTGCTGCTGCTGATCCACAAAAGGCGTAAGGCGGTGTTCGTGACCTACACGTCCAACTGTCGTGGTCGTGCCGCAGTGCTGGCCAACGCGATCCGTCATCGCGACAAGCACAAGCGCAACCATCTGCGCGACCTGCCCGAGGGCAGCGTCGAGGACTTCGTCGTGCTCGCCGCCCGTATCGGCCTCGATCCCAAGGAGGGCGACGACGTGGTCGAGCGCATGAAGCGCAAGATGGAGCGCGACGGCTATAAGCTGTTTGGTGGGGCGCGCTCGGCCGTCCCCAAGGTATTTTTCGGCGGCCGCCGTGTCAGTCTCGTGCAGGCGATGGGCGAGGCCAAGACCAAGACGGCGTACCAAGCCGTCTACCGCCGCCTGCAGCGCGGCTGGCCGGTCAAGGAAGCGCTCGATCTGGTGGAGCGTGCGGCGTGAAAATTCTCAAGGACAACGGAGGCAGTATGATGGCCCAAGACGTCTTCAAGGATCCCGTGCCCGAGTTGCGCGGCGACATCCCCAGTCAGGTCGTCGACACCCACGCTGGTCACGTTCGCGAGCGTAGCACGTTGTACTCGCAGATCGTCGAGATTGAGCAGATGATCGACGTCGAGCTCGATCCCCACAGCGACCTCTACAAGAAGCTGCGTGCCCTTTTGAGTGCATTGCAGGAGACTCTGGTTAAGCCGTAACTTCGGGAGTTAGTCGGGCCTCCTTCATATGAGGCCCAGTGCGAGTAGCCCTCTACGCCGTTTGCTGGAAACGGTTACGCGGTTAGTTCTGGACCTGCCTGACATCTCCCGGTTAAAACGTCGCCTATGGTCAACATACGGCGGCGTTTTTTCTTGTTCGGTGCGGTTGCAGCAGCCGCACCCATCATCAACAAGAAAATTTTCATACTTCCTCCGGTCCAGTCGGTAAGGATCTTTGCCGACTTCAACCCGCTAGGTGACGGCAAGTGGGTCGAGCTGTGGACCGACCCGATGCAGGCGGCGGCCTATCGCCATGCCCAGCTGATCAAAGCCGAGGTTGATCGCAAGATCCTCGAAGCACTCTCGGGCATCCCCGACATCCTGCGGGGCAACGACGTGCCCGACGACGATCGCTACGCCGTGGTGCCAGCCCACTTCGCCCGTCGATTGGGTATCGACGTGGACAGTGCAGGGGACTACGCTGACGTTCCCCTCAAGCGAGCCCCGGGAGATCACCATGGCCACGGCTTACGAAGTGACACCCGCCGAGCCGGTAACTTTTTACGAGCCACCGCCGACCGCTGAGCAGCAGGCGTGGCCGACCCCGCCGACCCAGAGCCAGCCAGTGCTGTCGGCCGCCGACCAAGCCCAGTGCACCGCCCTGTTCAACTCGCTCAAGCCGCGCGCCCAGATCAACTACGTCGATTTTTTCCTGTCGCGCACGCCCACCGCGTGGCAGGACTTCATGATCGGACTGGTTGGCCCCAGCGCCGCCCCCTGATCGGTTTCAACTCATAACGGGAGATCCACATGTCTGACGTTAACCAGACCTACGACCCCAACCGGCAAGTCCCCCCGCCTCCTTCTGCGCCGCCCTTCTTCGCCCCGCTGGCCGATCCCAACGCGCCGGTCGCCACGCCGACCGCCGACGAGGTCGCCGCCCGTCACACCGCGGCCGAGGAGGAGTACCTCGAGGGACTTTACGCCGAGCTCAAGCCGCTCGCCGTCGATGCGTACATTGCTTACTTTCTCGCCCGTACGCCCGCCCATCTGCAGGACGACATGAAGGACCTCGTCAAGGCCGACCTCGCGATCCCGCCCGAGCAGCCCGCGCTGATGACCAGCGAGGAACAACGGGCTGGCGTGGTGCAGGCCGGACCCGGCGTCGACCCCTGCGGACCGACTACACACGACCCGGCCGCATCCGAGCGCGAGCGTGAACGCGCCCGTCACGAGGCGGCCCGCCAGAACCCGGACGAACCAGCGCCGCCGCGCTACTAGGCGACCGAGCTCGACGCCGATGTTCGATCAACCAGCAAGTCTTGCGCTGACGCCGCGTGACAGCGCGGCGTTGAGCGAGCTCTACAACGCCCTGCAGCCCGCCGCGGCACGCGCCTACGAGGCCTATTTCCTCGAGCGCACCCGGCACGACTGGCAGGACGACATGGTGGCCCTCGTGCGCGGCACGTCGGGCTTCGCGTCGGCCTTGCCGGTCTACGAGCGGGCCTACGTCTCCGACTGGTATCTCCAGCTGCTGCCCAGCGCGCAGGCCGACTACACCGAGTATTTCGTGGTCCGTACCCCGGCTGACTGGCAGGCCGACATGGCGCTGCTGGTGCAGGCTGGCGCGCCGCTCGACGACCTGTCGTGGGGCAACGCGGTGGTTGCCGCGGGCGGCACCGTGTCGGCGGCCCAGCAGGCCCTCGTCACGACGTTGATCAACAACCTCAAGGCGGCGGGCATCTGGGGCACGCTTGACCGGCTCTACCTGTTTGCCTCGGAGAATATCCAGCAGGCCAAGATCGATCTGGTTGGGCGCAGCCAGCTCACCTTGGGTGGCGCGCCGATTTTCACCGCCCAGCGTGGTTATGCGGGAAATAACAGTTTCCTCGACAGCGGGTTCAACGCCTCGACCGATCCGGCCCCGCATTTCGTGCTGCTCAACGGCTCGATGGGCGTCTGGATGGAAACCGCCAACACCACCGTCGACGGTCGTGAAGTGGGTAACGGGACGGCGGGGGTCAGCTGGATCTCGACAAACGGGGGTGGCAACCAACTCCGTGCGGGCGTCAACAACAGCGCCGCGGCGTCCTACATCTCGGCATCCAACACCGGGGTCAAAACCGGCTGGTTCCATGCCCAGCGTGGCGGCTCGAGCTTCTGCGCCTTGCTGCGCAACGGCGTGTCGGTTGCCTTCGCGCCGTCGAGCAACATCTCGCCACTCAACAACGCCACCCATATTTTCTTGGGCTCGGGCGGCCAGTTCTCCAACGGAAGAATTGCGGCTGGCTTCGTCGGCGGCAACCTAAGTGGCAAGGAAGTGGCGCTCTACAATGCCATGCGCGCCTACATGACCGGCGTCGGCGTTGCCTGAACTTTTACCAACGAGGGAAAAATGAACTACGTCGTCGACTCGACACAGGTTTCCAAGAAAGCGATGGGCATGGTGCGCGCCAGCTTCAACCCCTCGGGACTGGGCAAAGTCGACGAGGTGAAAGTTCTCACCGCGCGGCTGATCACGCTGATGCAGGACGGCCTCGAGCAGGATCCACGGTGTGCCGCGATCGCCATCCATCAATACGAGGATGCCGCGATGTGGGCGGTCAAGGCGCTGACGTGGAACGCCGCACCCGATCAGGCTAAGTCCAGCCCGCAGGCGACGGCCGACGTGCCACCCGGGCCGCCATAGAATTGCCATCGGCCATCGCCCGCATCCGGGTGACCTTGCGCGCGACTTGCATCGCAGTGCCGCCTGACGCCCCCTGACAGAGATACTGGTGGGCGTCGCAGACGTGGCTCCAGCGGTTTTTCTCAGGGATAGGCTGGGACTCGAGGATCTGGTTGTACTTGAAACGGTACGAGCCGTTCAGGCCTGCCACCAACGTCGGACAACGTGACCTGTCGATCAGCATGCCTGCGGTGCCGCCGCGGCTCTCGGTGAGGAATTTCTCGACGGCGTTGAGCCGCGGCGCGATCCGGTTGGACGGGGCGGGGATCGCCATAAACCCGTAAGACGTGATCACGTCGTACGATGTCCTCTCGTCGAAATTACCTTTTGCCATGCCTGCCGGGTCGAAAATAATGCACACCGGGCAGCTGATGTAGCGGCTCTGCGACACCACACGTCGGATGGTCGGCAGGATGATGCTCAGGCCGACGTCGTCGGCGGGCACCTCCTCGTGCACCAGCAGGCGCGACATCGTGTCGAGCTGGCCCAGTATCGCCCACGGGTCACGCCCGAGGTCCATGCCGACGAGCAGCGGCGCGCCGGGCAGCACCACCAACTCATCCCGGCAGTGGAAAGTTATGAAAAACATCCCGGCGTACACCGCGGCACCCGAGGGATCGGGCCCGAACTCGGCCATCACGTAGCGCTTGACCCATGCCGGGTTGGTCGAGGTCGAGAGACGTTGGTAGTACTCGCGGCCCTTGGCCAGCCTCATCGGATGGTCGAGCGGCAGCCGCATGGTTTCGGGTGTCTGCAGCAGCCAGTTGAGATTTTCGGCCTCGGCAGACAATCCACCGGGCTGTATAAAAACTGCCCATTCGGGCGGCGGCGTCGCCACGGTCGAGTGCCACGGCGTGCCCTCGGTCGGCATGTTTGAGTCGAGCAGCATGCCGTACCATTTCGCCCCGCCATCGGCGGGCAGCGGGAAACGCCCACAACGACCGGCGATGGCGACCATCAGGTCAAAATCGATCTCGATCGCCTCCGACACAAACGCGCCGGTGATGTTCATCGACAGAATTCGCTTTTGATCCTCGGGCGTCTCGAGCGGCAGCAGGATCCATTCGGAGACAACATCGCCGAACTTGAAGTAGACGGTCGACTCGGATACTCGCCAGTCGCAGATCGGGTTGAACCACGCCACGATGTCCTTCAAGACCGTGTTCTTGAGCTGCGACAGGGTCTGGCGCAGCAGCGCAAACCTCGTGCGCCGGATGCCGTCCGGGCCGGGCCACTGCTCGCAGGCGCGCCGGACGAGCTCAAACAGCACTGTTGTGGTTTTACCACTACCCAGAGGACCCAGAATGAACCGATAAAATGCGTCCGACATCATAAAGCTTGAGCCGGTCGGCGGCGGCGTGAAACTGATTTCGATCATGTTTCGTTGTCGTGCAGCAGGTCGTGCTTGGCGGTTTCGAGCATGCCGATCGCCTCGAGCCGCTTAAGATCGCCTGATTGGTAGATTGAGAATGTTCGATCGGGTCTGAGCACCACGCCGATGAAACCGATCACGTCGCCGTTCTCGGTCGACTCGAGCAACGCCTTGGTGACTTCGGCCAGTCTGGCCTTGGTGTCCTCCTGCGCGGTCGGCTTGCCGAGTGCACGGATGACAGCGCCGCTCATGGGCTAACCTCGGGGGTTACATCGGTAAATTCGCCTTCGACCTGTTTAAGGGGGTCTGTGCCCTCTTTGTCGAAAGTGACTTTCTTGCCACCGATCAGGATGTTGATCTGGACGCGGCCCGAGCCGTCATCGTCGGTGATTTTCTCCTGACCGAGGTGACCCAGCTTGGCGATGAACTGCAGGGCCTGAACCCGTGCTGCACCCGGTATATCCTTGTCCTTGACGATCGACACGGCGTCGAGCAGCAGCTCCTCGATGGCCAGCGCGGCCTTGGTCGATACCCGCTCGCGCAGACCAATTTTGGTGGTGCCCGACCAGAGCTGGGCCTCCTCGATAAGACGCTGCTGGAAGAACTCTGAGCTTTGCAGACGGTCAAACTGATCGAGGTCGATGTTGGACGACTCGAGGATCAGGGTGAGCGGTTTCATGTCGCGCGCGATCTCGCGGGCGATCCGGGCGATGTCGACTTCGGTGAGGTCAGCGGCTTGACGCGTCGGCAGCATGGTGCTCCTTGTAGGAAAGTTGCGCTGCGTCTACAATACCTAGCATATCCAATCGTAACTTCGGGGGTTAGTTACTTCGATGCTGGCTCCGACGACCATGCCACCCCCTGCCCAGCTGCAGCAGCCATACCCTGTCTCGCTGCGCGTCGTGAGCAATCAGCAGATCGATGACCAAGAGGCGGCGGCCAACCGGGTCGTTCAACAAGCACAGGATATTTCGGCCCAGTCGCCCTACGTGGGCCTGCTTGGTTTCATCCACACCGAATGGCAGACGATGCGTCGTCACCGCGACACTGCGGTGGGCTGGACCGAGCGCCTGCTGGCCGCTTTGCGAGCGTTCAACGGCGTGTATGATCCAACAAAGCTGGCTGAAATTCGCAAGTTCGGTGGGTCGGAAGTCTACGCTCGCCTGATCGCGGCGAAATGCCGGGGGGCCTCATCCCTTTTAAGGGATGTTTACCTCGGGGCCGATCGATCGTGGGGGCTAGAGCCCGAAGCCGACCCACCGATCCCCGACGACATCGCGCAGGCCATCAACGGGCTGGTGCAGAGCGAGGTCGAGCAGGCCCAGTCGATCAACTTCCAGCTCAGCCCCGATCAAATTCGTCAGCGGATTTGGGGCTTGATGGCCAAGGCGCGCACCGCGGCCAAGAAAAATGCCGAGGACAAAGTCCATCTGGCCGAGGACAAGATCGACGAGATACTCACCGAAGGCAATTTTTACGGCGCACTCGCCGAGGTTCTCGTCGACATACCCCTGTTCCCCTACTGCGTGCTCAAGGGGCCCAGCGTCCGCATGATGTTCGAGGTCGACTGGACGACCGGACGACCGGTCATGCGGCGCAAGCCGAAACTCTGGTGGGAGCGAATTTCTCCATTTGACGTGTACTGGACACCGGGCGCGGCCGACATCGAGGACGCTGCGATTATCGAGCGCACGCGGCTCACGCGCACCGATCTGAACGATCTGCTCGACATACCGGGCTACAACCACGACGCCATCAGAAGTGTTTTGGACAATTACGGTCGGGGGGGATTGTCGCTCGAATGGGACATGGCCGAGGGGCCACGCGCGCAGCTCGAGTCACGCGAGGACCCTTGGTTCAACCAGAGCCACATGATCAGCTGCCTGCAGTACACTGGTAATGTTCAAGGCCGCATGCTGATCGAGTACGGCTTCACCGCGGACGACATACCGGACCCGATACGCGACTACGCCATCGAGGCGTGGATGATCGGGCCCTACCTGATCAAGGTCCAGCTGGGGGTCAGTCCGCGCCGTCGTCACAAGTACTACATCACGAGCTGGGAGAAGGTCCCCGGCACGATCGTGGGCAACGCCATCCCCGATCAGATCGCCGACCTCCAAGAGGTCTGCAACGCCACCATGCGGGCGATGGTCAACAATCTCTCGATCGCCTCGGGGCCTCAGGTCGTGGTCAACGACGATCGACTGACTGGCCTCGACAATGGCGAGGATCTCTACCCGTGGAAACGCTGGCATGTGACCAACCCGTTGCTGGCCAATAGCGCCGAGAAGCCAGTCGATTTTTTCCAGCCGCAATCCAACGCCAACGAACTACTGGGCGTGTTCAAGGCGATCTACGAGTTGTCGGACGACGTCTCGGCCATACCGAAATACCTCTCGGGCAACTCGCCGGGCGGCAATGCCGGGCGTACCGCGTCGGGGCTGGCCATGCTGATGGGCAACGCCAGCAAGCTCTTGCAAACCGTGTGCGCCAACGTCGACCGCGACATGATCAATCTGGCTTTGACGAACCTCGTGGACATCGTGCTCTTGACCGACAGGTCGGGCATGCTCGAGGGCACCGAGACGATCGTGCCCAAGGGCACCTCGGTGGCGATGCAGAAGGAAACCATGCGCCAGCGTCAGGTGGAGTTCCTGCAGGTCACGGCCAACCCGATCGACATGGGCATCATCGGACCCAAGGGCCGCGCCGCGGTGCTCCGCAACGTCTCCAACACGCTCGGCATGCCGGGCGACGAGATCGTTCCGACCGACGACGAGATCCAGCAACAACAAGCACAGGCGCAGCAGCTCGCCATGATGACGGGCGCTGCCGGACACCAGCAGACCCCTGCTCCTCCCACAGGCACTAAAGGGGCTGCTGCAGGACCACCGGGAGCACCTTCCCCAAGCCCCGCACCCGGTGGTCCCCCCGGTCAACAGCCCGGCGCAGGCGGCGCGCGACCCGGCGCACCGTCGCAGCAGCCGGGGCCTTCGGGTGAGAGCCAGCAAGCGCAGGCTCCACGGGCGGCCTTGTTCAAGACGCGTCCCGGGTCTAGAGCGTAGTTATCATTTTCGAACAGGAGATCGACATGAAGGAAACCAACGATCGCGACGGCGGTGACCGCGCTCCTTTTCTCGGCGGCGGCTCGGGTCAAATGCACCCCAACACTGGAACAGGTCCTCAAAGTCCGGGCCAGAGCTCTCAGGAGGGCGGTGGCTCGGGCAAGGATCCGGGCGCAGCGGTTGAGGGCGGACCCGCCAGCTCGATGAGGGTGTCGTCGGGCGCGACCAACAGGGACTATGCCGGTACGCAGTCTGCTGGCGACTCGGCGGCGAAAAAGTCGGGCGGCAACAGCAAGTGGGCCGAAGGCGGCAAGGGCCAGATGTTCGGCAACCGCGGCTCGCTGCCCGCGCAGGGCGGCAAGTCCTCGCCGTAACTCCGGGGGTTAGTCATGGCGCGCGTGCCCAAGGGGTCGTCTCCGCCACCGACGCTCGGGGCGTCGGACGCGCGCAACATCGAGGGTTTTGGTGTCCACTCGAAATTTTTCACTCCTAAGAAAGAACCAACGCCAAAATCCGGCATACTGTCGCTGGGATCGAAGGCACCAACGTCATCCGCGCGCTCGACCCTCAAGCGGCCGTTCCCGCCCAAGCTACCCAAGGTGCCCTAGTGAAAGCCCCGAAACCGCCTCCTCTCCCGAACGTCAATAAATTCGGCCCGAAGAAAATCAATCCGGGTACGGGGCGTTTAGTCACGATCAAGGGCAAAGGCGGCGGACTGCAGACCCTGCCGTCGCGCCATGCGCTGAACGTCCTGACCAAGGGCAACCCCGAGCAGCGGTCGATCAACAACTACGCCAAGCTCACGCCTACGGGCTCGAGCGCGCCGGGCACCTACGCCGACATCATGAACATGGGGGTCAACGGTGCTAACGTTGGCCTGCCCGACGACAACGAGGTTTGATGAGCAATCCATTTACCGACGTCGTGATGACGGCAGAGGCGCTACGACTTGCCGCTCCGAATTCGTTCAAAACTTTCTGTGATAGCCTGATAGCACTCGAGAAAAAAATCATCGCAGATGTGATGGCGGCCGACAGCCCGACTGACGTTTTTCGTGCCCAAGGACGTGCGCAGCTCATAAAGGAGTTGATCAAGCACATCGCTGGATCCCAAGAGCTGCACGACACCTACGTGAGGAGAGACAACCATGCCCGATCCGGCTTCGCCCAACCCTGAACCCCTGATCCGTCAGCAGGTTCCGGCCGATGGCGTCGATCCCAACGTCAAGCTGCCGCCCAGCGTGCTCGCCGCGCGTGCGGCCTCCGACGCTGCCTACGCCGCGGCCTATCCGGCCGAGGGCACGCAGCAGGCTCAGGTTCAGCCCCAGAACGGCCAGCTGACACTGCCCGGCGTGCCACCTGCACCCGCCGCTCCGCCCAACGGGCAGGTTCAACAGGAACTTTCCGACACCAACCCGGACGGCACGATCAACTGGGAGAACCGCTTCAAGGCGCTCAAGGGGCGCTACGACAGCGACTCCAAGCGCTGGGGCGAGACACAGCAGCAGTACGACGAGCGCATGCGGGCGCTGGCGACCGAGAACAACAATCTCAAGCGGCCGCCGCTGCCCGGCGAGCAACCGCCGCCCCGGCTGGTCACCCAGCAGGAGGTCACCGACTACGGCGCGGACTTCATCGATGTCGTCAAACGCGCCGCCGTCGAGGCGGTGCTGCCGATGATGCGGCCTATCGCGCAGGAGATCGGCACGGTCAAAGCTCGGGTCGACAATACCGAGGCCGAAACCGGCAAGCAGTTCGTCAGCCGCATGCACAGCACGATGGACGCCAACGTGCCGGGCTGGCAGCAAATGAACGAAGATCCGAATTTCATTGCGTGGACCCGTCAGCCGGACGTATTCTCCGGCCTTAACCGGCAAGAGATGCTGCAGAAGGCGTGGTACGCAGGCGATAGCAACCGTGTCACCGCTTTCTTTCAAAGCTTTCTTGCAGAGGAGGCTGCCACGAACCCGGCAGCGGCTCAGGCCCGCCAGCAGGCAATGCTGGGTGCAGGTGGACACGCTCAGCTTCCTAACGGAGGCGGGCCTGCTTCACCGGCCCAACCTCTAGCCCCTCGCGTGACACTCGAGTCGCTCGCCGCGCCGGGCAGGGCCCGAGCGGCTGGTGTCACACCACCCGCAGGCAAGCCCGTCTGGACTGCTGCTGGCATCTCCCAGTTCTACATGGATGTCGCGCAAGGCAAGTTCCGCGGACGGGAGCCAGATCGCCTCGCGACCGAGCAAGATCTCATGATGGCTCAACGCGAGGGTCGGATCATCGTCAACCCACGCACGGCGACCACTCTGACTGGCAACTAGCTAGAGGAGGGCTCGCCGCAGGAGCCTCCTCATGGCCGTGTATCCTCTTTCCAGTTCCGGTACGACACCGGCTATCTATCCGGTTGGCTCGCTCACGCCTGCACCGGCCTACTCGCATACCGTCATCCCCGAGATCTGGTCGGGTAAGCTGCTCGAGAAGTTCTACGCCTCGACAGTGCTGGCCGCGATCTCCAACACCGCCTACGAAGGCGAGATCAAGAACCAAGGCGACACGGTCCATATCCGGACCAAGCCGACGATCACGATCAATGATTACCTCGCCGATGGCGGGATCACCGTGGAGCGGCCGAGCTCCAACATCATCGATCTGCTGATCAACAAGGGCAAATACTTCGCCACCATCCTCGACGACGTGATGGAGACGCAGTCCGACATCAACCTGATGGGCGTGTGGTCCGACGACGCCGCTCAGCAGATGAAGATCAAGATCGACGCCAACGTGCTGCTCGGCATTATGGGCACCGCCGACGCCGCCAACCGCGGCGCTACAGCGGGCAAGATCTCGGCGGGCCTCAATTTGGGTGTCACCGGCACGCCGCTGCCGATGGTCGCCAACCAAGCCAACCCGGTGGTTGCCGGTCAGGTGACGATCCTGCAGGCGATGCTTCGAATGGGCCTCTGCCTCGACGAGCAGAACATCCCCGAGGAAGGTCGTTGGGTGGTGATCCCGACATGGGCCTCGACGATGATCAAGTCGTCGGAACTGCGGCAGGCTTACCTGTCGGGCGATCAGACCTCGATGCTGCGCAACGGCCGCCTCGGCATGGTCGATCGCTTCACCGTCTACGTCAGCAACCTGCTGCCCAAGGGCCTGCTGCCTGCACCGCCCAACGCTGGCGGCCCCAACGGCGATCAGGCGTTGGCGGCGGGCGAGTGGGTCATGTACGCGGGCCACTCCCACGCGCTGACCTTCGCCTCTCAGGTCGCCAAGGTCGAGACGCTGCGCTCCGAGCACACCTTCGGTCAGATCCTGCGCGGCCTGCAGGTGTTCGGCTACAAGGTGGTCGACGGCACTGCGCTGGCGCAGGCGATCATCACGCCGGTCGCGGGGGCCATCTAACCTCCGAGGTTAGGGGGGCGGTCGTCATGACCTCCCCCCAACCCGTAACTTACCCTTGAACACCGGGAGGTTACGTGGCCGGACCCGTCATCAACTCGCCCACGCCACCGCTGTCGCCAGCGGAAGGGAACCTGTGGTTCAACACGACCACGGGTCGTGAGTTTGTCTGGTACGTCAATCCGACGACCTTTGTCGGTCAGTGGGTGCAGACCCAGCCAACCGGTGGCGGCGTGCCGACGCCCATTCCCGGGCCGACGACGTTGCCGACACCGCCGAGCACCGGGCCGCACGACGTCACGCGGGTGCCCAACATCACCGTCTCGCAGGTGCCGCCGCTCCACCCGGTGCCGGGCGATCTATGGTGGAACACGATCTACGGCAACGAGTTCATCTGGTACGACGACGGCAACACCCAGCAGTGGGTGGTCAGTCACCGCGGCAACGGCGGCAGCGACAGCGGATTTTCATTTGATGATGCCCCGATAAACGGCAAGCAGTACGGCCGCCAGAACCAAACGTGGACCGAGAGCCTGCCGATCGTCGGTGGTGAGCTGATCGGCCCGCTGCTGCAGAGTCATGCTGCGCCCGCCTACATCATGCACCGCACCGACATGGGTGTGGATCAAAAGTATTTTGATTTTGTAATTGCTTTCGACGGTAACGCCTACGTGCGGTCGCTGACCGACGATTATCTGCATGTGCAAGCGGCGTATCGCTTCGATCGAGCGGGAACTTTTTCCTCTAACCAGCTCGCGGCTGGCCTGCTCACCCTGCAGCAGGCCACGCCGCAGATCACTTTTATCGACGTACCGAGCGGGCTGAAAAAATACCTGCGCAGCCACGATGGCTTGCTCGAGGTCTTGCCCGACAATTACGGCCCTGCGATCTGGACGGTCGATAACAACGGTTCGACGTTTCAGTCTGGCCTCGCCTACGCCTCAACGCCTGATCCGACCGCGGTCGCCAACGAGCTGGTGACGGCTGCGTGGGTGATTGCTAACGGTGGCGGTGGCGGTGGCGGTGGTGGGCCGTTCCTGCCGCTGACCGGTGGCGACTTGAGTGGCCCGCTGAGCGCGCCCTCGTTCGACATCTACGCCCTTGCTGCCGACGCGCCGTACTTCGCCTTGTCGGTGCTCGATGCGGCCGCCGACCAGAAATACTGGCAGATGGTTCCCGAGGCCGGGAACATCGTCTTCCAGTTTTTCAACGATGCTCTCGCCGAGATGTCGCGTGTGGTGTTTGCGCGCGATGGCGGCATTAGGGCTAATGGCGTCATTACCAGTTTTAACGGACTTAAGACTGAGCGGTATGGCTGGCCCACGCTGGTGTTGAAGGACACTTCCAGCGCCGCTGGACTGCAGACTTGGCAGTTCATCAATACCTCCACCGGCCACGATCTCGAGCTGTGGCCGATGGCCAACGATGCCGATGGTGGTCCGACCGGTGGCTTTTTCAGGTTCAGCCGTGACGGCGCGATGGTTGTCAGCGGCAACCTCACGTCTAATGCTGCAATTCTCTCTGGATACATCGCGGCGACGGGCGCTGTTAATCCGGCCTTTGCGTGGAACAATACCGGCAACGTCGCCAATAAAAAGCGGTGGGATCTTTTCGAATATAGCGATGGCGACCTCTATCTGAGGACGCTAAACGACGACAGCTCGCCGCAGCCGTTCTCATACCAATTCCGGCGCAGCGACGGATCGTTTTTCACTGGCGGGATACTGGGTGGCGCGAGCCTGAGCCTTTTCGCCCCTACGCCAACCATCGTGATGTATTCCAACAGCGGTGCTGGTCTTTATAAATACATCCGCAATAACAACGGCACGTTCGAGATCTGGGACACTTCGCTGGCGCTGCTGCTGTTCAGCGTGGCCGACAACGCGCTGGTGACGATCTCCGGCAGGCTGGCGCTTTCCTCAAACGGTACGGCAGCGGCCCCTGCTATTGCGCGCGGCACGTCGGGCATCTTTTTCAGCGGTGCCAACGGGACGATGTACTTCGCCACCAATGGCGTGTCGCGCGGCAATTTCGACACCGGAGGCAACCTCTGGATCGACAACGGTGCAGTGGTCGCCAACTACTTCAACGCGACGACTGGTGGTTTTAATTTCGTCAGCAAGGGCAGCGTCACCGCCTTTGCTGACGGCAAATATCTGTGGTCGAACAATAGCGGCTCGGGCGCGGCGATCCTCGATTTTGCCACCGCCACCAACACGCTTAGGGTTCGTAACTTTGCCGACACGGGTGATGGTGCGTTCACCGCAGGGACCGGCACTTTCTCTGGTGTGGTCACCACCCCTACACCTGCCTCGACGAGCAATGACACCACGGTGCCGACCACTGCTTTTGTGCAGGCCGCAATTGCTACCATCCTGCAGAACGCCCAGACCGGCAGCTACAACATTGTGGCCGCCGACGCGGGCCGACACATCTATCACGCTGTCGCGGCGGCCGCGGCGACCTACACTATTCCAGCCAATGCGACGGTCGCCTTTGTGATCGGCACCACGGTGACCCTAGTGAACGAGAGCGTGAACAACGTGACCATCGCGATTGGCGGCTCCGACACGCTGGTCTGGTCGCCTGCGGGCACGACAGGTCCGCGCACGTTGGCGGCGTTCGGCATCGCTACCGCCCTCAAGGTGACGGCGACGAGATGGCTTCTCAGCGGCACGGGGTTAACGTGACCGCCCGCGCCTTGATCCTCGCCGCTGCCGCGCTGCCGCCGATCTACAACGTATTCTCCGGGGGCGCGGGCAACGTCACCGTCCCTGCGGGCTACACCAAGATGACCGCAGAGGCTTTGGCGGGTGGGGGTGCTGGTTTCGGTTCGGTGACGAACACCCAGAAGGCGGGCGGTGGTGGCGGGCAGTATGCGATCTCCAACGCCAAGATCACGGTCACGCCGGGCAACTCGATCTTCTATTCGGTCGGCGCAGCGGGTGCCGACAGTTGGGTCAACACCACCAACGTCGCGCCCAGCGCGGCAACAACCGGCTGTCTCGCCAAGGCAGGCACCGCAGCGGCGTCTACCGTTGCAGGCGTTGGTAATCAGGCGGGATCGGTCGGCGCAACCACGCGCGTCGGCGGCACTGGTGCGGTGGGTAACAACTCAGTCGGCGGTGGCGGCAGCGGTGCCACGACAGCAGCGTCAGGACAGACCGCAGGGACCGATACCACCGGCCTGTCGCCACTCTACGGCCCGGCGCTCGGTGGCGGAACGGGAGGGGCATCTCTGACTGCAGGGACCGCTCCGGGCGGTGGCGGTGGTTCATCGGCAACAGCAGGCAGCAATCCGGCAGGCGCTGCTGGTCGCGTTCGCATCGGCTTCTTCGTCAGCTAATCGTGCTAAGGTGCTCGCCCAATTTAGGAGCAGTTCATGATCAAGTTGGAACTTTCCGAGCAAGTCATCGCCCAGATCATGGAGGCGCTGGCGGCGCAGCCGCTGGGTAAGTCGTTCGATGCCTTCGTGACCATCCGCAGCCAGATCGCGCAGCAGCGTCAGCCGGGGCCGTCTGTGCCGCCGCCGACGCCACCTAACGACCCGGCAACGCCGCCGACGCCGCCCAACGGCCAAGCGCACCAGTAACTCCGGGGGTTACGATGGCTGGTGAGCTCGATTTCCCTCCGACACCGATTGTCGGTCAGAAATACACAGGGCCTTCGGGCGCGGTGTACGAGTGGGACGGCTATGCGTGGACGATCGGCTACTACGACAGCAACACACAGGCGTTCGACACGGTGGGCGCGCTCTTGCAGCAGATCCGTACGCTGCTGCAGGATACCGACACGTCGAGCGGCGAGTACAGGTACTCGACCGACTCACTGATCACCGACATCAACCAAGGCATGCTCGAGATGTTCCGGATGCGGCCGGACATTTTCCTCGATAACAAATTCAAGGTGCCCAAGTTTACCTCTGCCCAGCTCGACGCGGCGCTGGTGATCGAGCCGCAGTTCGTCCCGTCGCTGGTCTACTACACGGTGGGAATGGCCCAACTGCGTGACGACGAGGTGACACAGGATCAACGCGCTGGCATGTTCCTTAGTAAGTTTTCCTCAATGACACTGATGGCGGCCTGACATGGCAACCAGTCCCTTCGATCGCATCCATGACGACGTCCGCAAGGACGTGCCGGGCGTGCCCGAGGCAATCCTGCGGCAGGAATTGTTTAGGGTGATGGACGACTTCACCCAGTACACCAACATCTGGCAGGAGCTGATCCCTGTTGCCATCATTCCTAACCTCCAGAGTTACGCGCTGTCGGTGACCACGGGCGCTGTCTGTCGGCTGCTGTTTGTCTATGACGAGGCGATGCCTACGAGAAACTGGCCGCAGGCGGGCATCGCCATGCGCGTGCCCGGCGTGATGACGCTGATGATCAATCCAACTCAGGCGGCGAACTGGCGGGCACTGGTGGCCAAGCGTACGTCTGAGCCGGTCGGTGCTGACAACTATCCGGTGCTCGATGACTGGATCGTCGATCAGTATGCCGATGGCATTGGCCGCGGGGTGCTCGCGCGCCTGCAGTTTCAACCTCAGAAACCATGGTCGAACCCGATGCTCGCCCAGCCCAACCAGCGGGCCTACATCGCGGCGCGCAGTGCGGCTCGAGTTAACGACCAGCATCAGAACGTGTTCAACAATCAAAGCTGGCGGTATCCGCAGAGCTTTGCCGTTGGTCACAGGAAGGGATGGGTCTGATGGGCGTCCCGCTTGTCAAACACAAATTCAATTCCGGCAAAGGCGACGGCATCGACTCGACGCGCGTCCGGCCGACCAACTGGAACGACCAGCACGACCTGAAAGTCGCCAGCAAGTCGTTGCTCGGTGCGCTGGCGGCGGGCGACGTGGTCGAGCTGCCGCTTATCACGACGGCTACTGGCGACGACGGCACGATGATGACCAAGGCGGCGATGGATGCAGCGATCGCCGCGGCGTTGGTCGGCGTCGACATCCCGGCAACCGGCGATCTATGCGCGACCTTGGCGGCGGCCAAACCCAACTGGCTGCTGCTCAACGGTCAGACCATCGGCAGCGTCACCTCACCGGCTGCTTTTGCCAACGCCAACGCGCACGCTCTGTTTACGCTGCTGTGGAACATCAACGGCGCGACGTGGCCGGTGCTGCCGACGCGTGGTCTGGTCAGTGCTGATGATGACTGGAACACAGGTCACATCATTGCGATCCCTGACGCGCGCGGCTGCGCGATCGGCATGCTCGATCTGGCGGCGGGGGTGAACAGTTTGATTGCGTTGCTCGGCATCAAGGTCGGCGCGCAGAACCACGCTTTGGTGGTCGAGGAGATGCCGCCCCATACGCATGGGCTGGATCCCGTTACACGGTTCTGGACTGAGTTTCCTACCAGCAGCGACGTAGCAGGCTTCACGAGCGGCGGCCCTGCTGGTTGGTCGAACGTGATCCCGAAATCTCAGGGCGGCGCAGAAGTTGCAACTGCAACGGCCGCCTCGACCAACGGCACGACGACGCTGACAGTGGGGGGCACCCTCACTGGTCTGTTTGCGCCCGGCCAAGCGCTCTTTGGTAACGGCGTGAACCTCAATATCTGGCCGACCAGCGGCGGCATACGAACCGTAAGGATCGTGTCGCAGCTTAGCGGCCCAACGGGTGGCGCAGGCACCTATCAGCTCGATACAGCGTGCCAAGCGAGCGGCCCCGGCCTGCTGCATGCTTATGCAGCTAATCCTGTTAGTCTCGTGCAGCCCACGCTGGGCGCGAACATCTTCATCAGGTTGTAAGGAGATAATTTATGTCTAAACCGAAGGTCGAGGTTACCGACGCGCCCGACGTCGACACGCCGCCCGCCGCCGAGCCGGGGCCCTATATCAGCGAACAAACCCGTGCCGAGCAGGAGCTCGGTCGCAAGACGGCGGAGGCCAACGGCCTCGCGCTGGCGACTGCTCAGGCACGGCGTGCCGATGAGGAACGGTCCACCAAGGAAAACGACGCCGAGAGGGAAGCGGCAACCCGCGGCGCTGGCCGCGTTGGCGTGTTCCCGCACGCGGCTGATCAGCAGGTCAAGCCGTAACTCCGGGGGTTACTTTGACGTCGATCCGGTTCGATAAGTTTGGCGGGCAGATCCCTATGCTGGACGAGCGGTTGCTGCCGCCCGAGAACGCGACCTATTCGGAGAACGCGTTCTTGCAGGCGGGCCGTCTCGAGCCGCTGGCTGCCGACATATCGGTCCATACGCTGACTGACCCGCAGGCGCGCTACGCGTTCAGGGTGCCGAAAGATAACCCCGGGATCGACAACATCGTCGACAGTTACTGGATCGAGTTTGAAAACCCCGACACGACGGTGGTGCGCTCGCCGGTGCTCAACCAGATTGACGGCGGCCGCTACTACTGGGCTAACACCTCGGGTCCTCCGGGCTACACCACCAAGCAACGTATACAAGGCGCGCTACCTCCCCTGCTGCTGGGGATCCCCCACCCCGTTACAGCTCCGGGGGTGACGCCTTCCAATACCACGACGGCACCGCTCGAGACGTGGGCTTACGTCTATACATGGGTATCGGGATCGTTCGAGGAGGGTCAACCCAGCCCGCCCGGTTTGAACGCGGTGAATGGCTGCGCCGACAACGTCACCCATCCATGGACGATCACGTTCACGCCGCCAACCGTTTCCGATATGACCAACCGTGACCTGCAAAAACTCAGGGTGTATCGCACGGTCATCGGCCCTGACGGGACAACCGGGTTTTTCTTCGTGGCCGAGCTGCCGATCGCCACGACGACCTTCCTCGACAACGTGCCGGGCGATCAGGTGGCGTCGAGCGAACAACTGCAGAGCCTGTACTGGTCGCCTCCGCCGAGCGATCTGCAGGGCATGGTGTCGATGCCCAACGGCATGATCGCAGGCTGGCGTGCCAACGAGCTGTGGTTCTGCGAGCCGTATCGCCCGCACGCGTGGCCTGCCAACTACACGCTGGGCGTCGACAGCCCGATCGTTGGCCTTGGTACAATCGACCAAAACGTCATGGTGCTGACCTCGGGACAGCCTTATGTGGCAGGCGGCATCCATCCAACGGTGATGGCTCTACGCAAAGTCCAGCCGCTCGAGCCATGCACCTCGCAGGGATCGATCGTCAGCACCTCGGCGGGCGTGTTCTACACCAGCTACAACGGTCTGATCCTCATCGGTCCGAGCGGCGGCATGAACGTCACGCGCGACACCATCCGCAAGGACGAGTGGCTGCGGTTCCTCAACCTGCACACCGTGCACGCTTCCTATTTGACATCTGGCTACTACGCCTACTCGGGCGCGCAGGACGGCGTGTTTCAGGATGACGCCTTCCAGCTCGACATGGTGCAGGGGGAGGATTTTAAGGGCACCACGGTCGGCGCGTTCATCGCCGCCGACGCGCATCTCGGGTTCATGACGCTCAAGTGCGACAACCCGACGTTCAACGTGATGACGGATCTGTGGACCGGCGAGACGTTCGTCATTCGAGACGAGCAGGTGTTCCACGTTGACCGGCGCGAGTACCTGCCGCGGCAGAGCTACATCTGGCGATCGAAGATCGTGCAGTTGCAGTACAAAGAAAATCTAGGCGCGGCAAAAATCTTCTTCGACCTACCGACCGGGGGTCCGCCCAGCACCGACACGACCTTCAAGATGTACGCGGATGGCAAGCTCAAGCTGACCCGCAAACTGGTCAAGTCAGGTGAACAATTTCGTCTGCCCTCTGGCTACAAGGCCGACTTTTATCAGTTCGAGCTCGAGGGCCAGTTGATGGTATACAATATGCAGATCGCCTCGTCGGCGCGTGAGCTAAGGATGGTGTGAAATGTCGACCAACGCTCCTCTCACCGTACCGTCCGTCCCGAGTTCGGGCGAGGATCTTCCGTCGATCGCCAAGGCGGTCGACGCGCTCAAGGCCAACGTCGAGGTGCTGACCGGCGCGCACGCGCTGTTTCACGTCAGCAAGACCAAAACCGCGCTGCAGATTGCGATAGACACAGCGGCCGCCCGGGCGAACCCGAGCTAGGAGAGCACCATGCCTGCGGTCCTCGACTCAACAGCCTACGTCGACAGCGTCACCAAAAAATCCGACGAGTATGCCGGTCGTTCGAACGATCAGTACAAGTGGGCGCAGGATGAGTTCGCCAAAAATCGAGGCGTTACCGACAAGGTGGTCAACCGGGCGCTCGATACCGGTGCCAACTTCGGAAAGTATTCTGCAGCTGACCGGGCGCAGTACGAGAAAAACGTCATGCCCGCGATGGACCAGCAGATGGACTTCGCGCGGGGCTACACTAGCCCTGAGCGCATGGCGGCCAACCGGGCGTCGGCGATCGGTGGATCGAACATGGCGTTCGACACCGGGGCCGACTCGATGAAACGTAACCTCCTGAGTTACGGTGTGAACCCGGCGTCGGGATCGTTCGCTGGCCTGAGCGAGGCGCTGGCGGCCAAGCGCGGCGCGAGCGGTGCGGGGGCGGGCACCAAGTCCAACCGCGACACCGAGATGATGGGCCAGCAACTGCTCAACAACGCGATCAATACCCAAAAAGGTCTGGCTGATCAGTCTTCGCGCGAAACAGGTGTCGACTTGGCGGCGGGCAACCAAGCGGTCAACGCCGGGCTGGCGACAACCCAGTCGGGTTCGCAGACCATGGGCACGCCGATCCAGTGGGCCAGTCTCAGCGACGACATGCGTAAGCAGTGGCTCGCCGCCATGAAGGCGTCGTCCGATGTGACGCTTGCCCAAGAGAAGATCGATGCGGGTGGATCGTCGGGCACCGGCGCTGCGATCGGCGCGGGTGCGGGCATCCTCGGCAGTCTTGCCAAAATGTACATGAGCGGCGGGATGGGCGGCGGTGCGGCCGGTGGTGCGGGCGGTGGCACCATCAACAACATCAGCAGTCCGCTCGCGTCTGGCGGTTACGCTGACCTCGGCAGTGGCTCGGGATCGTACGAAGGCACGCCGAATTTTACCGGCATGAAGCGGGGCGGTCGGGTCCGGCGCTATGCTGGCGGTGGTTTGGTTGATCTTATGGGCGGTGGTGGCGGTGGCGGCATGGGTGGCGACGGTGGCGGCATCCCGTGGATGGGATTTGCTCAGGATGCTTACGGCATCGGTAGCGAAATTGGCGGCGGCGATCAGGGTTTGACGGAGAGCCCACAAACTCCATACGACCCGGGGGCTAGTTTCTGGGACAGCGTGAGCGGTCATCCGCGCGAGCAGTATGACGAGGGTGAACGGACTGGCGCTGCGATTGGTCGGCCGATTGGTCGCGCGGTTGGCGAGTACTTCACGCCCGGCTTTGGCGGCGTGTGGGCCGAGGGTGCTGGTCGTATTGGCGGCGGCGTGGGTGCCGCTGTGCAAGGTCATTTTGGCGAAGGCTGGAACGACGTCACTCAGGGCACGCCGCTTACGTTCATTCATTTCGACAAGGGTGGTTCCGTCGATAGTCAACACGACATGGATCTGACCGACTACTACAACACCGAGCTGACGCCCGAGGAGGAGGCTCAGTACCAACAGTGGGCTGCCCAGCATGGTCGTCAAAACGATACTTACGATTATGACATGCGCGGTGCGTGGAAGGACGGGATCCAAGCCGACCAAAACGGACACTTTCCCGACACCTACAAGAAGCCCA